TTGGAGTACTAGTTGCAGTTGGAGTACTAGTTGCAGTTGGAGTACTAGTTGCAGTTGGAGTACTAGTTGCAGTTGGTGTTGGAGTACTAGTTGCAGTTGGTGTTGGAGTACTAGTTGCTGTTGGAGTACTAGTTGCGGTTGGGGTTGGTGTAATTGTGGGTGTTGGGGTTAATGTCGGGCTAGGTGTTGGTGTCGGAATGGCAATACTTAAATAATGAGTTTCTCCCGATATTCCAACATATGTATATATATGATTACTTAGTATTATATGAGAATAGATATATTCAGGAACATTAAAATGTGTTACAAATTCATTGTAGTTAAATGTTACAGATAAACCGGAATATATATAATTAGGATTATTTATCGTATTATCTATCTCAACAAGTGTTATTGTTAAGGTATTACTACTAAAATTTTCTAAACTATCGTCTATTTTTAATGAATTATAAAAAATTGGACCACTAAAATCAAGTACCTCTTTATTGTAATCATTACCTATTTTTGATAATTCATAATCGTAATATTCTGAGCTATCCAATTTAACATCTAATCTAGACCCAAAAAACTTTAAAATGTTCTGATTATTCATATTTTAATAAATATCTTTCGAAACGTTTGATATTTATATAAAAAACTGTATTGATGAATAATTTTATAAAACAAGTTATTGAAGAGAAATTTCTGTCTAAAAAACAACAAAGATTTTTTTATGCAAAAACTTCCGATAAATCTTTACCAAAGAAAGAAAGAAAGAAATGGTCAAAGTGGGCTAAAGAGTTTTCAGATAAGACAGATTTCAAAAAACTACCTGATGAAGTAAAAGAAAAGGACATCGAAGAAATCGTTGATGGGTTAGGTAATATTGGTAGAAGTAAAAAATCTAATAATTTTAATACCAAAGGTATCACATCAAATTCAATAACAGATAAAGTGGTTAAAATGGGTGCAGGTACAATGGGTACACATGGTGTACATGGTACACACACATCTTTAAGATATTGGGCCGAATCTGATATGAGTAAATCACTTGGATTTGATAAAACCATGGGAGTAGACGCATCATATGAAGACGCTGAAGACCACTTTGAAGATGAATTAGGTTTAGAACCAGAAGAGGCAAAAGATAGATTAGACCAAATGGGTTATGATAAAAAATTAAAAGACGATAAAGTAAGATTGGTTGAAAACCCTAAAAAATTTATTGAGGAGTATATTGATAATATTTTAAGTAAAAAAAACCAATCAAATGATATCCTTTCAAATAAAGAAATTAATCCTATTATTTTAAAACAAATAAAAGCTTTAAAAAATAGTATGAATAGTAATAATTTATCGATGGAAACAATTGTAAAATATCTATCCGATGATGTTGTTAACTTTAAAAAATAATGAATAAAGATCTAAAAGGTAGGATATTTGATATACCACAAAATATTTTAGATAAGATTAATCACACAATTGTTGGTCTTAATGGTAAACATGCACATGGATTAAATAGGGCAAAAAAGTTACTTTCAGATAAAAAAGTAAAATATGGTCAATTAAAAAGAATAATACACGATATTCAAAATACAGATAAAATAAAAGATAGAACTAAATATGATTTATGTGGTGGTGACTTGATGAAAGAATGGAGTAGAAAATTTTTAGATGGTGAAAGAGATTTAGTGGGTAAAAGAAAAGATTCTAAAAAAAGAGCGGACGATATAGGTGGTCTAACTGGAAGTAGAAAAAATAGTCATTTAAAGAAACATACTAAAAGATTTGGGTTCAAAATCCCTGTAAATTTAATAAAAAGTAATTCAAATAAAAGTTCAATTTCACCAATAACATCTTTAAAGTTATTTGAAGAAATTGAAAAAATAAAAAAATTAATGTTATAATATGCCAACACAATTAGAAATTATCGCAAACCAACAAAGAGTTGAACATTTGGCAAGAAATGAATACAACTATTCAGACTTATATTCTTCAGTAAACACGAGAGCTTTATCTGATGGTGATGAAGCGGGTAAAGGTGAAAATAATGGTTCTATTGGTTCTTTGACAGACATCAACACAAGAAACGATTTAAAAGGTAGAAACATATATAATGAAAACAATGGTTATTCATCGGTAAACACAAGAGCATTATCCGATGGTGATGAACCAGGTAAAGGAGAGAATAATGGTAATGTTGGTGGACAAACAGATATATTAACAAGGGTCGATAACACCGGTAGAAATTTATATTCACCTAATAATCAATATTCTTCAGTAAACACGAGGGCTTTATCTGATGGTGACGAAGCGGGTAAAGGTGAAAACAACGGTTCTATCGGGGGTCAAACAGATATTTTCACAAGAGTTGATAATACTGGCAGAAACTTATATTCCCCTAATAATCAATATTCTTCAGTAAACACAAGAGCATTATCTGATGGTGACGAAGCGGGTAAGGGGGAGAATAATGGATCTGTAGGTTCATTAACAGATATAAACATAAGAGTAGATAATACAGGTAGGAACATTTACGGACTAACAAGACAATATCCTGATTTCTAATGAAAATAAAAAAAATATTATTTAATCTTTTAAATGAACAGGTCGTTCTTCAAAGTACAAGAACGAAACCAATTGTTAATGCAATTAAAAATAGGAATCCGATTACATTTTATTATTCTGGACCAAGAAAACCTAAAAAAGATAGTGTAAAACCAGGTAACAGAATAAAAGGTGAGGCAGTCGCAATAGGGTTAAATAAAAAAGGTAATTTAGTTATTAGAATGTGGGTCCAACCCCCATCAGTATCAAAAAGAGGATTTGAGGAACATGGTTGGAGAACATTTATGGTTTCAAGAATGAGTAATATACAAATATTAACAAACGAAAAGTTTGACACAAAAAGACCACAATATAAAGAAGGTGATGACGGTAGTATGAGTGTCACATATGTTACATCCGATTGGACATCAACACCACCAGTATCTAAAAAACCAGAAATAAAACAACCCCAACAACCAACTAATTTACCACAACCTAAACCAGAAGAAAAACCAACTAAAAAACCTGAACAATTACCACAACCTAAACCAGAAGAAAAACCAACTAAAGAACCTGAAATAGTTAGTACAACAAAATATGACGTTGATGTTTATACTACACTAAAACCGAAAATAAAAGATATTAATGGTAAAAAAGTGGTTTCAACACAAGATTATCAAAATTCATTAAATGATCTTTATAAGAAAAAAGAAACAGAATGGATTGATAATCAGAAAAAAATTGGCGGGAACATAAGGCCAGGTGAGGGAACAAGAAATAAATTTAAAAAAGATTCTAAATTCGAATTAGATAAGTTATTGTCTAATGACAAGATAGAAGTTTCGGACGAACAAGAAACACAACTTAATGAAACTATAAAAAGATTTAAATCTTTAATTTTTTATTAAAAAATAATATATTATATAAAATATTTAATATTATGTCAGGGAGAGGAACAGTATCGGAAAACGATTTAATGTATAAATTGGTTAACGCCAAAAAAGTAATGAATAAAGTAGAGACAGGATCTTATCAAAGAGGTAATGTAAATGAAGAAATTTTAAGATCTTCACCAGAAGAAATAATTTCAAATAAACAAATGACGAATCAACCAATATCTAATCAATCTCATTTGAAACCTGTTAACTCAAATTTGAATGTTGATAAAATCAACCAATCCAAATTACCTGATGCAATTAAAAAAGCAATGATTGAAAATCCAATACCTCAAATATCTTTAAACGACACGATAGATATGAATTTTGTTCAAGGAGCAAAAAGATTAATGGAACGTGAAGGTATGATATCAAAAAAACCAAAATCACAACCACAACAAGTGATTAATGAATCATATGTGTCTTCAGATTTAATATCACAATTAACACCAATAATTGAAAATACAATTAGAAAAGTTTTAGACGAAAAATTAAATCAATTACTTACAGCACAACAAACAGCAAGTATTAATGAAAACTTGGTATTAAAAGTAGGTGACTCCATTTTTAAAGGAAAAATAACTGGAGTAAATAAGTCAAAATAATTTGTTTTTTCATTTTTTTTTCGTATAATTTAGACATATAATATTAATATGTCAAAAATTAAAATTTTAGCAATTCCATCCGATTCATTTGGTGTAGGTAAATTCAGGATGTTAGATCCATATAAATTTATTGGTGATAATTATACAGATGAGATACATGTAGACATCGTATATAATGTTCAAAACATTGACGACGCTTTCAAAGATTACAATATTGTTATTTTCCACTCTTTTATTCACCAATTACCACATGAAGTCAATATTGCAAGAATTAATTGGTTAAAACAAAGAGGTGTAAAAGTTATAATGGATATTGATGATTTATGGTATGTTGATCATAGACATCCTTTATATTATCACATAATGAAAGAAAAGATCGGTGATAAAAAAATTCAGATGTTAAAATTGGTTGACTATGTGACAACAACAACACCAATTTTTGCTAAAACAATAAAAGAAAAATTAGGTATTAAAAATGTAGAAATTTTTCCAAACGCAGTTAACCCAGAAGAAAAACAATTTCAACCAAATCCAATATCATCAGATAAAATAAAGTTTGGTTGGCTCGGAGGATCAACACACTTACACGATTTAGATTTATTAAGAAATGGTATATCAAGTTTACATTATTCACATAGAGGAAAAGTACAATTTGTTTTGTGTGGATTTGACTTGAGGGGTACAATGACCGAAGTAAATAAAATGACAGGGGAAGTTGTTAGGAGAGACATCAAACCAATGGAAACGGTTTGGTATGAATATGAAAAAATATTCACAGACAATTATACAATATTAGATGAACAATATAAAAACTTTTTATTAACATTTGTTAAAACAGATCAGTATTTTTCTGAGATGCCTTATATTAGAAGGTGGACAGAAGATGTTAGTGAGTATGGTAAAAATTATAACTATTTTGACGTTTCTTTAGTACCTTTAGTTGAAAATGTTTTTAACACAAACAAATCACAACTTAAAGTTATTGAGGCGGGATTTCACAAAAAAGCAATCATTGCAAATGAAAGTTTACCATATACATTAGATTTAAAATCGGCCTTTAATGATGGTAAGTTTAATGAAACGGGAAATGCTCTTTTTGTGTCTCAAAACAAAAATCACAAACAATGGGCACAACAAATGAAAAGATTGGCCGATAATCCAAATATGATTACAGATTTAGGTGAAAAATTATATGAAACAGTTAAAGACAAATATTCATTACAGAAAGTTTCTAAAGATAGAGTTGAGTTCTTAAAATCAATAATATAAAAATTAAAATTAAAAAAACATGCATTATTTAGTAACTATCGGTTATGAAACCGAACAAATGGACAGAAACGGAAATCCAAGACTTCAAAAATTGAAATACATTGTTGAAGCAGAATCAGTTGAAGAGGCTACTCTCGTTGCTTCAAAGTATAGATCGGGAGATGTTAGATCTAGTGAAAGTATTTCAATTGTAAAAATGCCAATTGAATGTATTATCGACAAGAAAAACACACCTGAATACTATAAATAAAATATAATGGAATTTTATAGTAAAGATATCCAAATTTTGAGACAGTCTCAAAGTAAACTTGCTTTGGAGTATTTTAATTCTATGGGTATAATATTATCTGTTGAAGAGTTACAAAGAGTTACAGATGTATTTGTTGAATGTTGTTTAAGACCGTCAGATAATGATTTAAAAAATAGAATCAAATTACTTGATAAATGGATATTAGATAAACAACAACAAATGAAATTATTATTAGAAGAAAAAAAATAAATTATATGGAAAAACAACAAATTGAAGACTATATTAAAAGATTACAACAATTAGAGTCTGACATGAGTGGTGGTGAAGAAGATATAGATCACGATTTTATACAGGATTTAGATAAATTATTAAAAAATCTAAGTACAGATATCGGATCTTCTTTTGGTCCACAATCATTAAAAATTCCTGTTAGGTTTAAAAAATTACACAATTTGGCAGTCACCCCTAGATATTCTAAAGATGGTGATGCTGGCATGGACCTAACAATTACCGATATTATATCAGAAACAAAAAGTGATGTAACATACGGATTCGGAATTGCAATAGAAATCCCAAAAGGATATGTCGGATTATTATTTCCGAGATCGTCAATTCGTAAATACGATTTAGCATTAACTAATTGTGTTGGTGTTATTGATAGTGGGTATAGGGGTGAAATACAAGCAACTTTTAAAAAAACAAGTTGGTTAAAAGGTGAATCATCAGAAAAATACAATGTGGGTGAAAGAGGTGCTCAAATTATTATATTACCGTATCCACAAATAGAGTTTATTGAAACCGATAATTTATCGGAAACTGAAAGAGGTGGAGGTGGATTTGGTAGTTCAGGATTGTAGTATATTTATAATTAAAATAAATAATTTAAAACTAAAAAATTGACAGTTAAAAAAAACACGAGAGCAAAATCAGAACCTCTTATTGAAAAAAAATTAACAGCAAAAGAAAAAATAAGATCTTTGGTTAAAAAACCAAAAGAAAAGTTTTTAACCAAATCTCAGGAAGAATATTGGAATATTTTAGGTAATAACCAAATAACCTTTTGTTTTGGTCCTGCGGGTGTTGGTAAATCATATATCGCAATGAAAAGAGCAGTTGATTTACTTTGGGAAGAAGACAACAAATATGAAAAAATAATAATTGTTAGACCCGCAGTTGAAGCTGAAGAAAAATTAGGTTCATTACCTGGTGGTATGGAGGAAAAATTAGATCCATATATCTATCCTTCATATTATCTTTTAAATAAAATAATCGGTAAAGAAGCAAGGGAAAAATTAAAAGACGAAGGTATAATTGAAGTTGCTGCTCTTGCTTATATGAGAGGATGGAATGTTGATAACACGATCTTAGTTTTTGAGGAGGCACAAAACGCAACACCGTCTCAAATAAAGTTGTTAATCACTCGTATCGGTTATAATTCCAAATTTTTTATATCTGGAGATCTTGAACAATCCGACAAATATAAAGATAAAACAAAATCAGGATTGTACGATGCTAAAAGAAGATTGGAAGGTGTAAAAGATATTGGACTATATGAATTCGGTAAAGAAGACATTGTTAGAAATCCATTAATTGGTGAAATATTAAAAAGATACGACTAACAATAAAGTCGTTTTTGCACAATAAACCCATACTCTTTATTATAAAAGTATGGGTTTATTATTTACTTAAAAAAATTTTATTATTATATTTTAAGTATGGAAATATTTGTAAGTGTTGATGGTGTATTAAGAAACACAATTCAAAAATTGGATTACCATTATAAAGATTTTTATTTTGATTCTGATGTAGAAAATACCGAAAACACAACAGAATTCAAATACGATGTTATTGAACCAGTTTATAATGATAATTTATTAAATCATTATAAATTTCAATCTAAAGAAGAATTTGAACATTTTCTTTTTATTGAATTTCCAATAGAAATTTTCGGTCACGCATCCACAAGTTATCAAGGTGTTTTTACGGATTTAAATAAAATTATTTATGAAAATAAAGAACATAATATAACAATTGTCGGACTTGATGAATTAGGTAAATCTAAACCCGGAACTTTATTCTTTTTATCTAAAAATGGATTTATGGGTAATAACATAAAATTCATAAGGAGTGAAGACATTAAAGATATGTGGGAAAAATGTGATTATTGGATCACAGACAATGAAAAAATTATTATAGAATGTCCAAAAGAAAAAACCGTAATTAAATTTAACACATCTTACAATCAATACTTTACAAATAAAAAAGAAATAACTAAATTAATACAAATCGAAGAATTATGCTCGAAATTTTTGGAAAAGAATACTACATCGACATTGATAGAATCACAGAAGAATGTAGAATAGAAGTTAAAGAAAATTCAAATCAGAATGATGAAAATTCTGAAGAAGATACACAAACAATAAATATTTTTAAATATGAACTTTTAAAAATATTCATTGAGAGAATATTAGGCGAGAATTTTGAAGATGATGAAACAATTGGATCATTTGGGTCGGAAACCACAACATTATCATTTAAAATAGCTTTTAACACTTTAATAAAAAATCAAATTTTAATCGAAAACGAAGATGAGTAACAAAGAGAACATTGAAAATTTAGAAATCGCCTTGTCAAGGCTAGAGTCAAATAAACAAATTTTTTATTTTTTGACGTATGACACAAAAAATAACCCAAGAGCGTCGGTAAAGTATATCTACGACTTGGCACTAACACTAAATAAACAGGGATATATTTCCAAGATTTTAGTGGAAGATAAGACATATACTGGCGTTGAACATTGGTTAGGTGACAAATACAAAGATTTACCCGTCGTGTCGATAAAAGAAGATAAAATAGAAATTAATATTGACGATGTAATTGTTGTACCCGAATATTATTCAAATGTTTTAGAACAATTGTCTAATATAAAATGTGTAAAAGTAATGTTAGTACAACAAAAAGATTACATGTTTGAAACATTGTCTATTGGTAGTAGATGGAGTAATTTTGGTTTCGATAAGGTAATCACAACAACTAATAATACTAAAAAATATATTTCAGAATATTTTCCTGAAGTTTTAGTACACGTTATTCCACCAATTATCGGTGAAAATTTTAAACCATATGAGAAACCAATTAAACCATATATTGCAATAAGTTGTAGAAATAGATCTAAAAGTAGAAAACTAATATCTGAATTTTATTTAAAATTCCCACAATTAAGGTGGATTACTTTTAGAGACATGGTTCAAATGACTTATGATGAATTTGCATCTTCATTAAAAGAATGTTTTGTTTCAGTATGGGTTGATGAAGAAAGTACTTTTGGTACGTTTCCATTAGAGTCTATGAAATGTGGTGTACCTGTTGTCGGTAAAATACCAAATAATGAACCAGATTGGTTAAGTGAAAATGGTATGTGGACATATGATGAAAGTAAGTTAGTTGAAATATTGGGTACATATGTTTTGGCTTGGTTGGAAGGTGTTGAATTAACAGATGATGTTAAAACAAAAATGAAAGATACACTGTTACCTTATGACTCCACTATTACAGAAAATAACATAATAAGTATTTTTAATTCTTTTAAAGATAGAAGAGAAGAACAAATTAAAAATGCATTACAAAAATTAAAAACAGAAGAAACAGTATGAAAAATATAACAGTAATTTTACCAGTACATAAATTAAACGAAGAGTACATTGTAATGTTAACAAATTCAATAAAATCGGTTGAATTATTTTATGAAGATGTTAAATTATTAATTGTACATCCAACTGAAATTTCAGGTGATTTGAAAAAAATTCTTTCCACATTAAATCAAAAATTAGAGATAAAATGTCTTGAAAATAAAAAGAATAGTGGTTTTACCTCACAAGTAAATTTAGGTATAGAACAATGTGATACCGAATGGTTTTCAATATTGGAGGTTGATGATGAGTATAAACCTATATGGTTAAAATCAATAATGGAATATAAAAACGAATATACCGATGTTGATGTGTTTTTACCAATTATAAAAGATGTAAATGTGGAAGGTAATTTTCTATCTTTTACAAATGAATCTACATGGGCATATGGGTTCTCAGAAAAACAAGGATTCCTCGATAATGAAGTTTTATTAGAATATCAAAACTACCAAACAAGTGGTGGATTATTTAAAACTGAAGTAATAAAAGAAAATGGATTGTTTAAAGAAAATTTTAAATTAACGTTTATTTATGAACTATTACTAAGATTAACACATAATAAAGTAAAAATTATGACTGTACCAAAAATAGGGTACCAACATGTTAATTTTAGAGAAGACTCTTTATTTTGGAATTATAAAAATGACGAATCCTCTAAATTATCAGAAAATGAAGTTAAGTTTTGGTTAGATGCCGCAAAAAAAGAATATTTCTTTAAAAATAATAGAGACCTAAACTATGTTGAGTCTTAATGCCAAAAAAAAGAACCCAAAAAATCTATTTTGGGGATGATCAAGAAAAAGCGGTAATAAGATATTTGGAATCTGAAACCGAAGAAGAAAAGAACAAGATATTCAATGAATATTTAAGAGAACCCCTCATTATAATGGTCGAAAGTATTATCCGCCGTTATAAATTATATAGAAAAGACTTAGAATTTGAAGAAATTCATAATGACACAATGTCTTTTCTAATGACAAAGATTAATAAATTCGATCATACTAAAAATCATAAGGCGTATTCTTACTTTGGTACAATATGTAAGAATTATCTTATGGGGGCAATTCAAAAAGACACTAAAGAATTAAAAAGAAATGTGTCATATGAAGATGTAACAAGTGAACTCGAAAATAGACCAGATTTGGTTTACACTATTGATGCATATGAAATAGATTATTCCGAAGTATTGGTTAAGTTAGTAACTTCTTTAGAAGAGTTTATTGAAAATGAAGAATTAAACGAAAACGAAAAAAAATTAGGTTACGCGTTAATAGAAATATTTACAAATTTTGATAAAATATTTCAAATAGGAGATGGTAATAAATTTAATAAAAACCTAATATTACTCTCACTTAGAGAAATGACATCCTTGTCCACTAAAGAAATTAGGATTTCTCTAAAAAAATTCAAGAAAACATATAACGGGATAATGTTAGGATTTTTAAACTAAAATCTATTTATTGTTATGAAAAACAGAAACAATATAACATTAGACGTAGATTCTGCAATATCGTTAATGCAAGAAATTTACAATGATGTCGTGGAACAAAAAAACACAGCATCGTTGATAATGAAAAAAATGCTTTCCTTTATGAAAGATGCTGAAGATATGAGCGTAATTGGTCCGGTAATAAAAGAACAACAAAAAATACTAAACGAATGTACCGAAAAGAAAATTTCTTTGGTAAAATTACAAGGTGCCCTATTAAAACAAACACAAGGTGGAGGAGGTAAAAACTTACCAATGGGTAAGTTAAGTCTTTCTGATGAAGATAGAGAATTACTTGATAAGTTGGTCAATGAAGAGGGAAATAATAATAATTCTGAAAATTATCAACTATAATGAGTAAAACTAAAAAATTAAAAAAAGAAATAAAATCAAAATTAGAGGTCATCAAAAAAATAAATGATGACCCTAAAAAAGTATCCGACGATTTATATGATGCGTATTTAAAAGATTTACCATCAACAGATAAACTATTTGGTAAAAAATTTGGTGATTTTTTAGATAAAAGAAGAAAAAAAAAGGAAAACAATAAGGACATATTCTCAGATATTTTAGAAATAGCCGAAAGTTTTTTAAATAAAAAAAATCCAAAAGGTGGTACAGATAAATTATTTTCTAAAAATAGGTTAAAAAAACACGGATTAGACTCAACGATTGTTACATTGAGGTCTTCAAAAGAAATAATTTCCAAAAGAGTAAAAGAAGTTTTTTTTGTGTCTGATGGTATATGTGGTGTTGACTCTACTTTAAAAATTGACACAATAACATTAAAACCAAGTGAATTTGATTTTTTAAATCTTTTAACCGTCGATCCAAATAGTGATGTTGGTAAAGTGGCATATGAACCAATAAAACCAGTTCCTGGTAAAGAAAAAGTAAATAGGAAATTATATGAGACATTCGGTGGAACCCCGTATCAATTTGATTCACAAAATAATAATACATTATTCACATTAAATTGGGACGCACCAAATCAACAATATATTGTTAACGGTTTAACACAAGGACTACCTGGTGTAATAAAAGTAGAAGATTTTTTTAATGATTATTATTCAACAGTAGAATTACCTGATATTGAACAAATAATTAAAAACGCCATGTATTTGAGTTTAGGTGGAGGTGGAGGTGACAACCCTTCTTTTCAAAAGGGAGTAGATTTTTTAAATAGACTTATAGCAAAATTATTTGCGGTTTGTGGATCACCAAAAGAAGGACAAAATCTAAAACAAAATGCGGTAGACATGTTTAATGAAAATGACGAAGATATTGAAAGTTATTTTGATTTTACAAACACGGAAGGTATTGATTTAGATGATGAAAATAATAGATTTAGGAGAGTTCTTAAATTTACTGATTGTAATAATTTTGAAATACCTGTTGATGACAAAATATTAGAAGATTTTGTTTATTTAACAAATAGTAAATCGATAAATGATGTAATTAATGACGCATTAAATGATGCTGCCACAGCCGCTTTTGATAGGTCGGATGGAACAATACCACAGATAAATTTTAATTTAAATTTAATGAATGATTTCATTATAAATTTACCAAAAGCTTTAATAATGTCGATATTAACACCTAAAGTATTTTTACCGATTTTAATAATATATAAATTATTTAAATCATTGTTAAATATTAGAATTGATGTTAAAGAAATAATGAAAAAATTAAGTAAATTATTTAATGCTATTATTAAAGATTTATTTTGGCTTTTTATTAGAGAATTTTGGAGATTATTAAAAATAGATTTATTGGAATTCGTTTATCAAATTGCGGCTAAAATATTAAAAAACAAATATAAAAGATACTTAACAATTATTAGATCAATAATCTCAATACTACAACAAATAGTTGTTAATCCACCTGATAATTGTTTTGATATTTTTAATCTAATATTGACAACAATCACCAGTGCACTTAGGGGAGGTATTTCAAATGCAATTCCTGCAATTTTATTATCATTCGCAGATAAATTACCTGGTTATAGTCAGGATAGAGCATATATGAATATTGCCGAAAGATTAGAAGCGGCTGGTATCCCAATGGGACCACTGTATGGTGCATCAAATGATTTACCGGCATTAGTTAAATCAATAATTGATGGCCACACTGAAGAAGAAGATAAAAACGGATTTATTGCCGGAGGAAATCAATTCTTTACTGTACCTATTCCACCTATGGGTGCAGGACCATTAATTGTTCCACCCGGTATGATAAGAGTTTTTGGTAAAAAACAATAATATGGATATAAATAAAATAATTGAAATATCTGAAAATGCCGAAAATAAACCAAACAAAGATTTAATTTCTGCCAGAGATATTTTAATTGAAGAATTTGAAAAAACAAAAGATTTAATAATAAATCTAACAAAACATCTTGAAGGTGTTGAAGAAATGTACGACAAAGTAAATAACGAAATAAAGAAAAGAATTATTAACTAATGAAAATAATTGATATTGCGGTATGTGACGATAATAAAGACCCTAAAGGTTTGGGTAGAATAAGATATAAATTACATAGTTCAGGTGGTGGTGCAAAAGAAAAGGCTGTTGATTATGAAAAATGGGGTGAAACAGATTTGTTTGTTGCTCAACCATTTTTACCATTAAATATAAATTTTATACCAGAGATTGGACAGGCGGTCAAAATAATAAGATATGATGTTAATAAAGAGAGTGTAAATCAGGAATACATTGCAGGACCATTTGGAAATCCCTATGATTTTAATAATACAGTGTTGTCGTCACAATTACAAAACACTACTTATGGTTCAATTGCCAAAAAATCACCAGACATATATAAAAACGGTGAAATAGATGAAAGATATAAGGCGGCATTTACTGAAATAAATCATTATGGAGTTTATGGTAAATATGGTTCGGATTTAATTTTTACTGACAATGGATTACAGTTAAGAGGAGGTAAACTTTTATCAAAAGAAGCTGCAAGTTCAAAAAATAGGGAAACACTTATCAATTTTCCGATAATGTCGAAAAAATCATCTAGAATTTATTTAAAAAAATTTCCTAAAGTAATGGAGTTAAAACCGGTGGAAGAAAAGACGGAAAAAGTACAATTTGCGGTTTTAAAGACAATAATTGAATATAGTTTAGATAGTCTAACAAATCCACAATTTGTAAACATATATATGTATGATGTTGAAAAACCATATGGGAATTTATACAATACAAATTCATTTAACGAACATACTGAATTAGATTTTAATTATTTAAAATTGTATACATTATCAGGTAATACACCAACACTAACATTACCAATACCTCCATCCCCACCATCATTAACACCAACTATTAATGATGCATATCTTTTTCTAAGAGACGGATTTAAAAAGATAATTGAAAATGGTCCCTTTTCTTTAAACCCATTGTATAGAAAAACCACAGATTTATACCCATTATATTTTAGACCAACTAAAGAATTTAGAGAAAGAGTGGGTAATAATACAGAAAAACTAAAATTTTTAGATAATGTTTTTATAAGAAATAAAAAAACATCTGGTTTAATATGGTCATTCACACAAGTCGATCCACAAGTGATCCCAAATGTTGAAATAAAATTAAAACCATTTGTAAATGAAAATTCATCAGAACAAACTTTTGGTTCTATTTTATCTGATAAAATATTTTTATTATCTACAGAATATTCTTTAGGAACACCTGGTGGATCACCAAATATTAATTTTGAGGGATTAAGTAAATATGATTTAACTCAAGAGGATTACATATCAAAAATAGAACCTAGTACCTATGCAACAGTAAGGGGTGAAAAATTATTGGAATTCCTATTTGCATTGAAGGAAGTTTTATATGGTCACGTGCATAATATTAATAAAACATATATTAAGGAATGGGACGAACATGAAAATTTAGATAGATTATATCAATCTTTAGCAAATGACTTATTAAATACCTCAATTAGAATAAACTAATTGATATTTATAAAATAAAAAGATGTCATATTTTCGTTCTTATTTTGAAAAAAATAATACTATACTTAAAAATTCTAGTATTAATACTGCCAAAAATCCGAATACCGAGATAATATACGGCACCACATTCTCAAAATATCTGTTTAAGATAGATTTATCAACTTTACAACAAAAAATCGATTCCGGTGAGTATGTTATTGATGAAAACACAAAACACACTTTACATTTAACAAATACTATTTTTGGTGATGAGGCCCTATTGGGTGATGATAGGGGTAATAGTAATAGAAGAGCAACTTCTTTTGATTTGATATTATTTAGGGTTAATGAATTTTGGGACGAAGGTGTTGGTTTTGATTATGATAAAGTATATGATTTAGCAACTGGAGAACAGTTATTTGACGTTAGACCATCAAATTGGTTTAATAGAACAAGTGTTGATACATGGGGGGAAGAAGGTGTTTATTCAACTTCACCCGATATAATTGAAACAATACATTTTGATAATGGTAATGAAGATATTAATATAGATCTAACAGATTATGTTAACGGTATTTTAGAAAATGGTGACGATAATTATGGTCTTGGTTTGGCGTTTTCTGTTATATATCAGGATGTAACGACGGATGTTGGTCAAAGTGTTTCATTTTTTTCAAAGTATACACAGACGTTTTTCGAACCATATCTTGAGACTTATTTCCATGACGTAATAGAAGATGATAGACAAAATTTTGTACATGGTGTTGAACAAAATCTATATCTGTATGTGACAAAGGGTACAAATTTTTATGATTTAGATTCATTACCATCTGTAGATATATTAGATAGTACAAAAACACCGATAGCGGGATTAGAAAATCTAACACCAGTAAAAGTTAAAAAGGGTGTTTACAAGGTTACATTTGGTATTGAGGGTATTTTATGTGATGGTAAAAAGTTTTTTTATGATAAATGGAAAAATATAGAAATTGATGGAGTATCAATTGATGATATACTACAAAAGTTCGTACCAAAACCATATACTTCACAATATACAATAGGTGAAAATCCAACAGAATTACAGAGATATGCAATACAATATTTTGGTATTAAACTTAATGAAAAAATAAATAGAGGAGAAAAAAGAAAAGTTGTGGTAACTTTCAGATCAATCGATTATCCAAAAACAGTTTTATTTGATGAGGTATATTATAGAATATATATAAGGGAAGGTAGAACACAAGTAAATGTATTTGATTGGACTAAATTAGATAGGACAAATGAGAATTCTTTTGTTTTTGACACATCCTACATGATACCGAGAGAATATTATTTGGAGATAAAAGGTAAAACACATTCTGAAGAAATTTTTTACAAAGAAAATATAAACTTTGAGATTGTGTCAGAAAAGTAAAATATTTATAAATATGAAAAATTTAAATCAAATTATAAGAAAACACCTCAGAGTTATATCTGAAAATGATGGAAAACCTGAACAGGAAAATTATATGTTTTTTGGTAACATAGAACAAATGAAAAGACAATGTGAACTATTAATGGGGGAAGATAAAAACCAAATAGATTCAATTTTAAAGGAACACGATTGGGCACAAGATCATATTTCTGAGGCAAAAAGTTTACTAGACCAAGTTTTTGATTTTTTAATGAATCAAACAAAAGGAGAACAATATGAAGATGAAATGATTAATGAAGAAAGTCAAATTGATGAGGGAAAAAACAAACCAACAAATCCTAAATTATGGGCAAGAGCTAAATCTATGGCAAAATCCAAATTTAAGGTTTATCCAAGTGCATATGCAAATGGTTGGGCGGCAAAATGGTATAAAAAACATGGTGGTGGTTGGAGAAAAACTAAAAAATAAATTTTATTACAAATGAATCAATTGGGTATAATAGTATCAAAAGAGGATAAAGAATACATCGAAGAATGTATACAATCTGGCGAGGTACTAAAGGAGGATTTAAGAAGGTGGTTTAAGGAAAAGTGGGTTGATGTAAGTAGAAAAGTTGATGGTAAACATCCACCATGTGGACGTAAAAAAGCAACAGGTAAAGGTTATCCAAAATGTCGACCAAAAAAGAAAGTATCAAAAGAAACACCTAAAACCGCGGGATCATATTCTAAAAAAGAAAAAAAGGCAATGACTTCTCAAAAAAGAAGAGCAGAAAAAAAAGACCCGAAACCCGGTAAAGGAAATAAACCAACATTTACGAGATATGTAAATGAGGCCTTCGATGTTGATCCGAATGAATATAAAAAAATACTACAAACTAAAGATTTTTTATTAGTTGTTCCATTTACACATAAAGCATCTTGTAAATATGGTGCTAATACTAAATGGTGTACAACTAAAAGACATGACGATGAGGATTTTGAAGATCATGTTTCATCGGGTGTATTAGCGTATTTAATAGTAAGAAACCCTGAATATAGAGATAAATTAAATAATTCAAAATTTGCATTATTTAGATATAAAGGAGAAGAGGGTGATGAAGATGGTTTGGTTTACACTGAATTAAATAATGAATATCCAATAAAGTGGTTTAAAAACTTAATGGGTAAAAATGGTTTAACAGATGATTATTCTGAAATAATTGAAAAATATAATAATTTTTATAAAAAATATACAAACATGGCGTTAAATGAAAATATAGTTAAAAAATTAACTAATTTAGTTATGGAAGAATTAAGTAATGAGATAACTTTTGAAGATTTAGAAACACTAAAAAAAATAAATAAGTTCGTTAAAAAACAAGAAGTAATTGATTGGTTTAATGAAAACGATATTGAGTATTTTGACATGAATGATATGGAAATGTATATAATGTACATCGAAAAAAACATGGAGGATTCTGAAGATTTAGGATCAGTAGAAGAAACTGACTTTATTGCTGATGATTTATTAAATGAGGCAGAATATCAAGGACGTAAAGTTCAATTAGGTAAGATCATGCAAGGTGATATTAAGAAATTTAAAGTATACGTTAAAAACGATAAAGGAAAAGTTGTTAAAGTTAATTTCGGTTTCGGTGGTAAATCTGCCAAGGGAAAAAGAATGGTTATTAAAAAGAATAACCCTGAAAGAAGAAAATCATTTAGAGCAAGACATAATTGTGACAATCCAGGTCCTCGTTGGAAACCAAGATATTGGGCTTGTAGAACATGGTAATTAATAAAAGATAATTTTAATATCACATTCATTAAGGAGTTCTAAACTCCTTTTTTGTTGCTCTTCCCACATCTCTTTATTGTTTGTTGTACAAACCTCTTTACAATAAACTGTTTTTATACCCGAGTTAACAATACCCCTTGCACAATCCATACAAGGTAAACCCGACGTAAGATATATTGTTGAATTTTTTAATGAAACACCTATTCTTGCTGCGTTATATATGGCATTACGTTCCGCATGTTCAAACCAGAAGTATTTTTCGGGTCTTTCCTGACGTTCTTCTTTTGAATCATATAAACCCCTTGGGAATGAATTATAACCTGTAGAAAGGATCTCATTATCCTCACCAACTATAACTGCACCTATTTGGGTGTATTTGTCTTTTGACTTTAACTTAACCTGTTCTGCGATCCCCAAAAAATAGTCTTTCCAATCCATCACATTAATTTTTGTGGAGACCAATATTGTAATCTATTATCTGAATACCTATCCAATCTACGAGCCTCTTTTTTCTCGATAAGTTTATTAATTTCTGTCATGTGTTTTTTATTTCTAATATCAACACCGACAATGTATCCTCCGTCCGATTTTTCATATGTTGTTTCAAATATGAATTTACCCTCATCATCTTTTTTTAATAGTTCAACAATACCATTTTTGGTATCATTTTCTTTCTTATAAATTTTGTAGGGAATCGAACGTAATTCAATTAACTTTTGAAGAACGTCTAATCTTAGTTTTTCGTATTCATTTTCATCTGTCATTTAACAAATATAACGAATAAAACAATAAACACCAAAATTAATTCACTTTAAGTAACCAAAATTTTCTATCATTTATTTTTACAAAGGTGGTATTTGATGTCATCCTATCAACATAAGTTTCTTTAACTCCATTTGTAAATGTGAGAACAAATCCTGTTTTTGTTGAATTCCATTTAATTTTATTCATATAATGTATTTGAATTAATATAAGATTTTAACGGGATTATGTAAACAAAAAACCCCCGATTTCTCGAGGGTTTTTATATTGACATCAATTAAGATTATCTTAATGTATCCAAGCTAAATGTAGTTAAACCATTTACTGTGATAGTACCGAAGTAACGGTTGTTAACCATTTTCTTCGCGTATCTTGTCATGATACCTTTGATAGGTGTCATTGTGAATGGATTATACATTGTTGGAGTCAACTGTAAAGGTACGTATGGAGCGTAGATGTAACCAGCGTCCAATAAAGATTTACCTTTATGACCAATCAAGATCTTATTCGCAGGGAAGTAAGGATCACGATAAACTTGGTAACGACCAGCAAGTGAACCTACTTTTTCGATACCCATGTTATATTGATCTTGCTCAGGAGCTGCGTTTGATACGTGGAAATACTCTAAATCATCGAATACTGCAGAAACTTCTGAAGAAACAACGATCCAGTTAGCACCACCTCTCAAAGTAGTCTTGTGGATTTGAGCAGAAATTTGGTTGATCTTGGTAACCAAAGTTTGGTTCCAGTCTTTCTGAGTGTAACCTTGAAGAGTTGCACCACCTGTTCCACCATATTTCCATTCGTTATAGTCCCATTTAGCCGTCCAAGCTGCACCTTTTCTAAGGTCACGTAAGATTTCACGATCAACCTCAGCTGCGATTTGCTCAGATAACAATGCTGTTAACTCAGCTTCAGCGTCGATGTTGTGGAATGCACTTACGTCTTGAGCCAATTCAGGAGACCAAGTAGCTCTCAACTTTCTTTCAGTAACAGAAACTGTTACAGATTGAAGATCGAAAGAAACTTCACCAATTTCATCTTCGAATTCTAATGTTTCATACACTCTGAAGTGTAAAACGAAGTCAGCAAGAGCGAATGTACTATTAAGTGTTGTGTTAGAGTAACCGGACACAGAAGAATAGTTTTGTAAATCTACTTGAACATAAATTGTTCCTGTTTCATCACAAATGTCATTATACTTAGCAGTACCACCCATAGCACCTGGGAAAGTAGCTGTTGATTTTTGACCGTATTCAACAATACCTTTACCGTATTTTTGAGTTACGATATTGAAGTTTTTAGAAACACCACTGAATTTAATTTCAGCAGATGCTAAAAATTCTTCAGTATCCATAATCTGACCGTTAGGTCCAATTAATTTACCTTGACCGTCTTTAGCGAATCCGGTGAACGTAAGAATTAATGAAGGAACGCTTTGACTATTTAATGAACTTAATGGACTTACAGGTGTAGCCACACCGTTACTGAAATTAACTACACTAGCAGCATTCATTGTGATAGCACTGAATCTACCTTTAGAATAATCGAAAAGTCCTGTGTCAGGTGCGTTACCGTCACCAGTCTCATAGAAACGATCATAAAGGTTTACTCCAGTATATCCATCATCAGCAGAACCTGTTCCACCAGGAATACCATATGGTGTGTAGTGTGATCCACTGTTTCTTTCCTGAATTTTAGGAATGAAGTAGAATAATTTACCGATAGGTAAGTTCATAGCTTGTACAGACACGATGTCATTAGCTAATAATTTAGAGAATACACGTCTGATGATTGGGAATACAACAGTTTCGAAAGAACCTGATGCATCCGCAACCGCAGCTTCGTTGATTAAGTATGAAGCTTGGTTTTCATACAATTGTGCAATGTTATCTTTTTGGTGACCATCAAGACCTTCTAAAAAGCCTAAGTCATCCCATTTTTTAATGGTATCTTCTTTGATAACACGAAGGTGCTTAAGACCGATGTTACCAACCATACCTGATTCTAATAATGCTCCCATTTTAGTTTGTTTTTATTTTTTTGGTTTATTATTTTATTTTACTCATCAAATCTTTCATTCTCTTGAACTGTGGATTTTCGTATGCTTTTGATTCCGACAATACATTTGAAGAAGATGTTGATGGAGTTGAAGTGATTTTTTCTGAAACTGTTTCGGTTACTGGTTTTTTAGTTCCCAATTCAGATTTTATTGTGTTAAATAAGTTTTTAGACTCATTCATAGTAGAAATCGAATCAAATCTCTTCATAATATTCAATTTCTCCTGTTTTGTTGTTGAATGTTCAGTGAACAAACGAGTAGCGTAAGCCAAATTAGCATTGAATACCGCAACTTCATTTAATTTTTCCTTAAAAAGAACTAAAGCCTTTTTGTATTCTGCGTTTTGTTTTCTTAATTTAGAAACTTCTTCATTAATACCAAAAACACCTGAACCTGCTTTATATTTTTTCTTACTTGGTAATCCGGATCTGTCTAAACCACCTTTATTACCATGAGGATTTGATTTAGTTCTTGCGGCTTCAGTCGCCTCAATTGGTGTCCCATCTTCAGAACCTTCTGGTTCTTCGTATGTGAATGGTTCCTCTTCAGAAATATCTAATGTTGGATCTTCTTCATCAAGTGTTATTTCATAAACATTTTCTTCACCTAATTCAGGATCCATGTCCATTTCTTCTTCCAATTCAGGTTCCATACCCATTTCTTCTTCCAATTCAGGTTCCATACCCATTTCTTCTTCCAATTCAGGATCCATGTCCATTTCTTCAGAAAGATCTTCTGTGTATGGTGATTCTTCTTCTAGATCTTCGTCACCTTCACCATCTAATTTAATGATATATTCATCACCGTCGATTTCAAGATCAAGTTCATCATCATCTTTTTTAACAATAATACCATCTTCAGGTTTCATTGCTTTAAAAACTTTAAGAACTTCATCGTGAGAAGCGCCTGTCATGTCCATAACACCACTATCGTCAGATGGTTCGTCTTCATATGATGTTTCGTCTTCATCATCAGAAGGTAATTCTTCATCATCAGAAGTCTCATCATCAGAAGGTAACTCTTCATCATCAGAAGTTTCATCTTCATCGGAGGTTGTGTCATCACCAGCATCATCGGCTGTTACATCATCTTCCTCTTCTTCAGGATTGGGTTGTTCTTCAACATCCTTTTCCTCTTCTTCCAAACTTTCTTTAAGCAATTCGTTTAGTTCTTGTTTCATTGTTGAAGCAAGTATACCTTTTGCATTTGCTTTTACTGCTTCTTCAAGATTTTGTACTTGAAGTAACGCTTGTTCTAAAACTGATTTTTCGGTCATTTGCGAATTTTATTTTTATATAAATACTTTGATTATATAGAAAATTTACTTTTAAGATATTAATATCAATAAAAAATTTACTATTTTGATAAAAATGTATCTAGTCTACCCATTAATTTTTTCATTCTATCATCAACAACAGGTTTTCTCTCAATTGTTTCTTGATATTGTTCTCTGTCTTTTAAATCACTAAACACATATGCTCCGGGAGTCGATGGTGAGGAGACTAAGTCAAAACACACTAATTCAAAATCATCTTGTACTATGTTTTGTCCTTTTATATTTTTCAATGATCCTACACCTCTTGATGAAATACCTAAAGTGGCACCATTCATAATTAACATTGCCGCTTGATCACCTCTTGTACTTACGATACCCATTTTTTTCCAACCTGGTGATGTAAATAATTTAATTTTACCCATTAACATTTTACCATCCCACCATGTTTCAATGATTGAATGTGATACTCTATCTAAATCAATTAATGAAGATGAGGGGTGATTTAATTCATTTAAAGCACCACCTTTTTTTATTAAAGATTGATATTTTTCATTTTCTCTTTTTAATAAAACTTCAGGATAAATTCTACCATTTTTGTTTGGGGTATCGTATTTCTGTAAAACAGCAAAAAGGATAAGGTCTTGCGAAAAGTCCATATCCTTCATTTCTGAAATTATTTTTTTATTATCTTCTGGTGAGATATGGCCGGCATCATATTCTATTAATATACCATGTCCGGTTTCTTTTGGTCCTAATATCTTCATTTATAGTTTTTATACTATAAATACATCGATATCGTACTATTTTTTTGTTTTATAAAAATTAAACAAGTTTTTATCTACCAATGATTCGTTAATTATTGTTTTTATAATATCCGTAATTATTCTTTTTGTGTCTTTAGATTTAACATCAAATTTATTTTCAACATATAATGTTATTTCTAAATTCATAAAAGATCTTTTTTCTTTTTTTATTCCTTTGGTTCTTATGTCTAAATCTACAATAGATTGTGGTTTAAAATTTTGATGATTTAAATCGTATATTAATCTTTTTATATCTCTCCTTGTTTTAAAAATCACACTATCAAAGTCATCATTTTCATTATTTGGTTGTAACCAAGAATTTAATTTTAAATAAATTGTTTTTAGATTTTTAAAATCTACGGTTCCATATCCGATCTTAACATCATCGTATGTTCCCAAAGGAATAAACTTTCCTGTCTTCATTATTTTTTACATATTAAAAATATTTTATGGTGTAAATAAAAAATATGAAAAATTATCCACAAAACCAAATTTTTTTTGTATATATGGGTATAATTATAAAATATGATTATTATTGATTTAACTAAAGAAAAAAATTTGGAGTCTGCGTTAAGAACCTATAAACATAAAGTTCAAAAAACAAAATTGATCCAAGAACTTAGAAAAAGAAAGGAGTTTGTAAAACCTTCGGTAGAAAAAAGAGATTTGAAATTAAAAGCAATCCACACCAGTAAAATTAAAAATGGTCTCGATTAATCAAGACCATTTTTTAATTCTTTAAGTTTATAGTAACCGTACTTTGTGGTTTCCGTTTTCATCACTTCAGTTTTCACATTATTTAATTTAGTTACTAATTCAACATCATCTTTTGATTCAAGAATAGTTGAATCTATTTTAGATACTATGGATTCTTTTAAATTTTTAACTTTATCTTTAAGTTCATTTTCATTTAAAGAAACAATTTCTTTTAATTCTTTCTTTTCGTTTTCATTTAAAGAATTGTCAAATATAGTGTTAAAATTATTTGTCAATACGGCGTGTAGTAAATTTTGATTTTTAATAAAAATGGAAGATTTATTTTCATTTACTGTTTTGTTTTTTTTTCCAGTTAAAAAATCAATTAATTTTTTCTTTGCGGATATTTTTTTGTCTATGTTTAATAGATTATCATTCTCAGACAATAGATCTAACATTTTATAAATCTCATTATTATCCTCAACTTGAACATCTTTTAATTCGACATCCAATTCTTCCATTATTTTATTTAGACTTTTTAAATTTTTTGATTTAAGTAATGAACTTATTTGATCTACATATTCTTTAGCAACATCAAGATCTTCAATGTCTTTATTTTCGATGTCTTCATACAACAAATACAATTCCTTAAAATCTTTATTTTCTTTAATTGTACCTAATATGTCCTTTAATTCACCCTTGTTATTTTTAATATAAGAGTCTGTTATTTTTTTTAACAACTTCATCTTTAATGATCCAAAATTTTTCATTTTTTTAATCGTTTAATATATCTTTTATTTTATTTTCTATTTCATAAATATTCTCTTGTGCCTTATTAAAATTAAATAAATCATTTAAATCTTTTTTTTCATCACCTAACATACTTAAAATTTTACTTTTTTTACTTTTGTTTTCACCTTCGGATAGTGTCTCTCCTCCACCTCCACCGGCTGGTGGCGGCGGTGCTGCTGATGCTCCTCCACCCATATCCATTCCACCACCTCCAGGTGATTCACTACCCGCTGATCCAGACGCCTCTAATTTCTTCCTCTCTTCTTCCGGTATACCGTATTTTCTATCAACTTCATCAAACACACCCGAACGTTTTATTATGTTCTGTGTATTTGTTAATTCAAATCCGATCGCTCTTTCAAGACGTTGTTGTTCTAAGTCTAATATAACTTCATTATCACTAAAACCTAAAATATTTTTCTTAGCCCAAGTATGTGAAACAGGTAAAATACCTATTTGTGATTGGTCGGATGTTGCATCTTTATAAAGAGTTATTTTTTCTTTCCATTGTTCTATTTTTAACAAATCAGACTGAGAGGAAGGATTTGTTAAAGATAATTGGAAATTATGTAGTTCATCCTCCAAACCCACAAGTGATAGGTGTATTAATGCAATTTTATTTAATTCTTGAATTAATGATTTCTGTATTTTATTAATTGTTCTGGCAAATCTAATATCCATTAATGCCAAATTCTTACCATCCCCAACAACTTCCTCAAAACCTAAAAACGCCTTAGGAATTCTAAGTGCCGCCAACATTTTCTTTTGAATATATTCAATATCGGCAATTTCACCTAAGTTCTGTGCTCCTGCCAATGTTTCAATTGGATTTGCGGCTGAAGGGTCACGAACGGGAATAAAATAATCTTGATCAACGGCCATTTGATTATATCTCATATCGACTTGACCGTTTTTAGGATCAGGTACCGCTTGTCTTTTAAATTTATTTGCAACTCTTTGTACATATGGTTCGATATCCTTATCATCCATATTACCAACAAATATTTTAAATACACGTCTCTCAGGTGCTCTTGATGTTCTATAAATTAACATTGCGTCTTCCGCTAATAGAAGTTGTTTCCAAATTCTTCTAATTTTATCTAACATAGAGGTACCATATGGTAATTTTCTATCGTCACCCAATAACCTAAAATGAGCAATTTCCCAGGCTTGGAATTCCATGTCTTTATTTTTCCACTGAAATCTTAACTCTCTTGTTGGTATTTTAATATCTCTTTGATTTGGTGTTTTAGAAGACGCGCCTTCAATTCTTTCTATCTCTATGTTTGGTAATTGTTGACAACCAACAATACCATCTTTAGGGTCTATTTTAAGGTATACAAAATCATCACCATATTTACAAAGACCTCTCGTCCACATTTGTAGATTTGTTGCTATGTCTAACTTATTATTGAATAGATCTTGTAGTATGGATTTAACTCTATCTGATTCTGAATATATTGTTAAAATTTCACCTTTTTCTGATGGTGTCGTACTTTCTTCTGCGTATATATCCAATGCCGCGGAAATTTCGGGTGTGAATTCCATTGATTCATAATCATAATATGCGGCCAATCTATTTGGTTCATAATAAACAGATTGATTATATAATGATTGATCTAATTTAGCCCACTTATCTGCAATATATTGACTTTGTTGGGATTGTAATAAAGCCGAATCATATTCTTCTTTACTACTTGTTTTTAATAATTCTTCTTTAGAGAAATTAAATGACGGATTTTCTGGTTGAGTAGGTTTATTTTGACCAACAAAACCAAACATCTTGGTTAATTTCTGAAATACTGTAATATTTTGATCTGCCATGTTTATAAATAGTCTTTTTATAAGATACGTGTTTTTTTTATCACTTTAAAGTTTATTTACGTTTAGTAAATAACCAAGAATATTCTTTATATATGTCTTTTCCAACATTCATTGTGTTATCTTTGTGATAAAAACTATTATCCATTGCTAATGCACCTATTGGGTCTAAAGTTGTTCCATATGAATAAAAAGTTTTATTGGCTTCATATGTTCTTTCGGATGATACCCAAGATTCTAACATTGCTTTATTAGTTGAATCGGCTCTTTGTAATTGATTAAAACAAATTTCACCAGCATATAATGCCATGGATAGACTCATAATAGAATCATCGTGAGATCCCTTCATATGGTCTGGTCTACCGTTTATGTAAACAAATGTGTTTAATTCATTTAGTAATCTATTTGATCTAACAATAAAACCTTTTCTTAGTTGTTCTTCAAATGATGCGACTATCTGGGTTCTTTTATTGTTAAAATTAATACCGGGAATTTTTTCCATCGCTTTCTTATTGTATTCCCAAATATTTTGTGTATTAATACCGTCAATATAAATGTTTTTATAATTTAATTCTTGTAATTTTCTTGATGTTGCAACACCCATACCACCAGTTATATCCACAACCACAAAGGCGTTTCCATAAAGGATACCCCATTTATAAACAATTGACGCTAAATCATCTGGTGGTATTTTACCAATATATTCTAACACCTGTTCTCTATCATCAAAATCAATAATATTGATCGAAGAAAAATCTTCACTATCACCTCTACTCACATCAACACCCATAATATAACGATGACCCTCAACTGGTTCTTTCCATTGCCAAAGTGTACCTTGCATGTACTTTTCCATTGGTTGTCTGATCATATTTTTTGCAATATTTTCTTGGGTTTCACTTGGAATAACACCATCACCTGAACCTAAAAAGTCACACTCCAATTCCTGTGCAATTTTACGTCTATCATATTTGAATTTTTTAGACATTGATTCAAACCAAGATGAAAATGGTTTATATCCTTGTTCTTCATATTCTCTATATTTTTCAACATCAAAATCATACATTACCACTTCATCATCATTATATTGTTCTCTATTCAACATATAATGACATATGTCAGCACATTTAACCCAACGTAAGTCTTTAGTGTAACGAGGGTCTTTAAACCATCTTAAATCTGTTATATGGAAATCATTTATACCACGTAACGCTTGGTCATAAACACCATAATAAATCGGATCATAACCATTTGGTGTTGATATAAGAATAATCTTACCACCCGTAGATAGTGACGCCATAGATGCCGCCCAAAAGTCTTCTCCCGCTTCAATATATGCCGCCTCATCAAATACAAGTATCGTTGGTGTGTAACCACGTAATGCATCCGCAGATGTCGCAACCGCTTTAACTTCACATCCATTATTTAATCTAAATCTACTTTCTGAGTTTTTATCAGGGTGAAAACCCACATTAATCCATTCTGGCCATTGATCCAAGAAATGTCTAACTTTATTGGCCATTTCAATCGCGGTATCTCTCTTATTCGCAATAATCAGAACCCTTTCAGGATTTTCGGGTTTTGCGGTTTGGAGTTTTTTTGAAATCCAAGCGGCTGTTACTGTAGATACACCCGCCTGTCTATATTTTCTTGTTATATTTTCATTATAAGTTTCATAATCCTTAATCAATTGAACTTGATCAGGAAACAATTCTAAGGGTACGAATTTCTTTTGTGTATTATCATAAGTTGTTAAGTATGTTTTTAAGGCATACGGAGCATCTTTGATAATCTTAGCGTATTCTTTTAACTGTTCAATCTTTGTGTTCATATACCTATAAATACAAAAAAGGGAGGTAAAACCTCCCTTTTTATTATCTTTACTTGATTATGATAGATCAATACCTAAGCCACCAAGGAAATCTTTTAAATCATCATCATCAGTTTCATCTGAGATATCTGTAAGTTTATCGTCAAATTCACTCATCGATTCTTCATAATCATAATTTCTTATTTCCGCCTCTATAGAATCAACAATAATTTTCATTAAATTTCTACCATTTTCTGATCCTGAAATAACTTCTTTCATGAATACTAAAAATTCTTTAGCTGGCTTTTTAACTATATGTGAAAATAACATTAATTGTATATTCTTCTTATTTTCATCAGTTAACACATCTTCTGGTATTTGACTTCTAATTCTATCCCATATCGCTGGACCCAATCTTAAATCCCAAATTTCTTTTTCCATTGTGTTTTCACTACTAATTACTCTTTGAGCAATTTCAGGATTACGCGATTGTCCTTTAATTGCAGCAATCACTTCAAAAGTACCTTTTATTAGTTCATGAACCAATATTGGGAAATTCAATCCTTGTGCCATTACTTTTGGTGGATTTGAATTAGGGTCAATACTTTCTTTACCTCCAACCATATTACCACCACCTCCACCACCCATGGAAGCTTTCATTTGTTGATCACTGACTTGCCAATATAATGTATCATTAATTGACATTAAAATACCATATTGATTAATTAATGATTCTGAACCGGTAATTTCTCTAATTTTATCTGTAACATAATGATACATATAATGACCTCTTTTCGATGCACCTTGTATCATACTACCAATTAGTCTTGCTTTAGCTTTTTCTAAATTTAATGTTTGTAAATCATCAAATAATTCCTGTTCAATTTCGACCTCTTCCATTTCAGGTTGTTGTTGACCCGGTTGATCTCTATTAAAGTCCTGAGTATCAATTTCACCCATACCAACAATTTTTGCCTCAAACTCAATGTCACCTTCCTCAATTCCAAATTCTTTCATGACCAAATCAATTGCCAATCTTTCTAATTCTTCTCTATGTTCTCTTTCGGTTTGAACAATTTCATTATGTGCCATCATCATGGTTTGCATTAATGGCATCATATTTTGCATACCAACCATTGGTGTTTGAATGTTAGTATATTGTCTAACTTTCTGAACAACTTGTTTATATCTCTCTGAAGCCAAAAGTTCCTGGAAATTTTGATTTGGTTCATTACCTGTTTTAGGTAAGGGAATTTTTTTCAAAGGAGTTTCACCTTGACTAAGTTTAGACTGTACACCAGAATCGGGCCTATCGGCAGAATCAAAATCCATTGCCATTTCTTCAATATTTTCTTTAACTAAAGATAGTAAATTTTTTTTGCTTATAACAATTTTCATTTTATTTTTTCTTTTTCCCTTCTTTTATTGTTGATCCTGCTCTTGGACCGGGATTCGGAATCGGATTTGGGTCATCTTTTCTGAATGGATCTTTTCTTGGATCTTTTCTTGGTGGGGTTTTTTCACCCGGATCTTTTGTTGGTGTGGGTTTTGTTGAAGGTTCTTTTGTCGGTGCTGTTTCAGTTGATGTTATTGAATCATAAGTCATAAACTCAGGAATACCATTATGACCTTTATGACCTTTTTTAGCTTTTTTGGGCATAGGTATCATTGTTTCAGTTTCATTAAGTTTTCTTTGTAAAAGTTCCATGATTTCTCCTTTTGATGTGAATGGATGATAATTTGTTTCTGCTAAGTTATTAACCCATTCTGATATTTCATGATTTTCTTTTAACTTTTTTAAAGTCATAGCCAATTTTGCTCTTTGACCTAATTTACGACCTTCCTTAACTTCAGATTTTTTTGATCCTAACTTTTTAAAATCGGCAGAAGTTAATTTACCTTTAGGTTCAGCAACATCTAATTTTTTCTGATTACCTTTTAACTCTTCTTTAACATCTTTTTTATTTCTCAATAATTTGAAATCTTCTTTATCTATTCTCTTATTTTTATTTTTATCTAAAGCAGATAATTGTTTTTGAGTAGGTTTCTTTTTCCCTTCTTTCATTTCTGTTTCCTTTGTTACTTGTATGTGACCTTGTTTAGAAATATCGGTAACTTTTTTAGGATCATTAATAATTGTATTAATTTCTGCGGCGTCACTTGGATTACTCATACTGTAAACTTTAACTTGTTTAACAAGTGCTTCATTTAACATTCTATCACATAGTGATCTAAGTTGATTATCACTAAAATTAACCAATGTTTTTGTGGAAAGACCCTCATTTACAAGTCTTTTAACCATTTCTGATCTTGTCATATTATTTTAATTTTTATTTCTTCATTTATTAGGTGATAACCTCTTTCTTTTATTTTTTTTGTTACACTTTCTAATGTTTCTCCAAACTTAAATGTCAATCTTTCATCTTGACTTTCAGGATTGAATTTTTCCCAACCTAATGCAACTACACCATCCACAGCATCAATAACTCCGAAATAATCGGAGTTTTGAACAAGTTCTAATTCTATGTCTGAATTTTTTAAAAGACCAACTAAGTCAATATATTCAACATCGGGAGACTTAGATTGTGTTGAAATTGATGCCGGTATAACAAACCATTCCTCTATGTCAAGTTCTGTAGATTTACTGAAGATAAATTCATACTGTTTTTGACCTTTATAATCTGCACCAATTTCATTAACATAGATAAGTCTCATATTTTATTTAAAATATTTACTCAACGTCTCACCAATACTTTTGCTTATGTCAGCTTTTATTTCATCCATATCAATTTCAACCTCTAAAAGATCATCACTTTCAGAAACACCTAAATCATTGTAATCATCTAAATTAACTTCATCTATTTCTTCATCAGTTGCGATCGGTGTATTTATGAAATTTTCTAATTTATCCATTGTTTCACCCAATTCTTCTTCCCCACTTTCCGGTGCTTGTGGAATTTCTTCCCCACCTTCTGGTGTTTGTGGAATTTCTTCCTCACCTTCTGGTGTTTGTGGAATTTCTTCCTCACGATCGAATTTTTTAGATATTTCCTCGATATCTTCATCCTCTAATTTATCTAAATCAACTGCCGATATTATCATGTTTAAAACATATTTAATATCGTCACTTTCCATTTTTTGTTTTTGATCTCTTAATTCTTGACCAAGTTTCCCTGAAAATTTTTGTACTTCAGCCATGTAATCTGAAGGTTTTCCTGATTCTCCACCTTCAGGTGCGAATGGAACTTCTTCTCCACCTTCTGGTGCCATTGGAACTTCTTCTCCACCTTCTGGCGCCATTGGAACTTCTTCTCCGCCAGGAGTAGGTGCCCCACCTTCTGGTGCCATTGGTGCTTCAGGTGCCCCACCTTCTGGTGCCATTGGTGCTTCAGGTGCCCCACCTTCTGGTGCCGCTGGTGCGGGTGCCATTGGTGCTTCAGGTGCAGGTGCCCCACCTTCTGGTTTTTGTTTTAAAACGTATTTTGTTGCTTCTTGTAAATTTTCTTGACCAACAAGTAAATCCATTCTTTTCAACGCCTCAGCATATGAAGAAAATCTATTTTTGTTTTTCATGAACATTCCACCAATATAATCTAGTGAATTTTCATTTAAACCTTTTTTTACATAGTAACCGTCTCTTTCTTTTACGATACCATATACTCCATTACCAATAGATTCTTTAATCATTTCGGCTTTAGTGTTATTATTTGTTGATTTTTTGGGTGTACTATTATAGTAGGTTAATTCGAGAATTCTTTTTAATTTGTCATCTCCATTTAACTTTTCACTACCCAATGGTTTTAAATCTCCCATGTTTTTTGTTTAATAAATATAATTATTCTTATCCTATAAATACAAGGATATATTAAAAAAATTGTTGTTTATTGATTTGATAGAGATAATTTTTTATCGATTATCTTACTTTTTAAATCTAATATTTTTTCTATATACCCATTTCTTCTAAGTAACTTGAATGTTAAGTTTTCATATGAGTACTCACCACCAGATTCTAAACCACTCTGTCTAAAGTTTTTTATCTTCTTATATAAGTCTTTAGTTTCTTTTGTTATATCATCACCACTTTCCATTTTAGATAATAAATCATCTATTTGCTTTCCATATTCTTCACCCTTTTGTAATATTTTTTTATCATCTATTTTTGGATTTGTCTTTTCAGGTGTGACAACCCATTTGTTATTTAATATAGAGTAAACACCAGATGATACATGTTCTTGATGAATATCTTGAACGTATATTTCAAGATCAAAACCTTTTATTTTAATGTCGTGTTTCGATTTCCAAACTTTTTCTTTTGAATCAAAAAAATCTTGAACTATTTTATGTAAGATAGTGGAATCTTCTTTTTCTTTATTATCAAATTCATCCATGTCAACTAATATGTGTAAATCAACATCTGAAAATTCCGACCAATTATAGTTTGCCAAAGATCCGGTAAGAACTATATCGTGAATAAAAAATTCAACATCAATAAAATCTAAATATTCATTGGTGATTTCCAATAGTTTTTTTCTAATGTCGTCTTTAATAACATATTCTTTCCCAACTCTACGAAATATGTTTGGACATAATGTATCTTTACTTCTAAAAGATTTAATTATCTTTTTATCAACTTCCTTGTCTTCAATTAGTTCTTCAAATAAAGATTTTTTTGGTTTTTTATTTAAAATATAATTAATCAAGTTAATCATATTTTCAGATGTAAAGCCCTGAGTACCTATCGTACCATTTGGTCTTCTAAGTAATTCTATTGGAACCAATTTAAATTCACCATCAATAATTGATGGAATATTATCAACTTTTAAAAGATTAAGTAAATTCGACCTGTGATTACCATCTGATATGATATATGTATCGTCTGGCATTTTTGATAAAGTAACAGGATCTGTTTTTACGTATTCGTAAATTTTTTCAATTTTATCGGGATCCTCTCTTAATTTAAAAATTAGTTCTTTAAATTCACTCATTTTACCTTTTTGTACTTATAAGTTTTCGCAATATTTGCGTTAAAAAACTTCCCTTGAGATTCCGCTAATCTTAATTTAGCAAAAATATCCCACGGTACTTTATTATACTCATAAATACCACCATTATTGAAAGTAATCGTCAAATCTTGACTTTCAGTATCATACAATGCTGATTTTAGATTTGATGAATTGATTTCAACTGTAATAAGTTTTCCTTCGATTTTTTCTGAAATGATTCCCATAATATAGTTTTTACTATAATATACGAAATATATGGGAAATAAAAAACCCCGAAAATTTCGGGGTTTTAATTTAATTAAGAGAAATTAGTTTTTCCAAAGTTTTTTTCTTTGAAATTGGTAATGTTAATTCTAACACACCATTTTCGACCTTACCTTCAATTTGATTTTCATTTACCTCATCAGGTAAAGTGTAGGTTTTTGTGAAGTTTGGTACAAATGTCGAACCACCTTCTTTTTCAAAAGTGATTTTCAAAATACCATCTTTTGTGGTGATCTTGAGATCACTCTTGGTTAGTCCCGGTACAGGAATAGTTACAACATAACCTGTTTCATCTTTATTAACTTTGGTTTTCGGAACATTAAGTTCTCTTTCAAATTCAAACATTTTATCAAATGCCTGAAAAAATGGGTCTTTAAATAATGTAATCATAATTATTAATTTTAGTAACCCATTTTCAATTTTTATACCATAAAGATACTGATGACATTTTGTCTTATCTTTTTATTTTGATCGGACTATTTGTCATATCAGTATGGTCATTATTTCTAAATTTAATTCTCTTACGAACTGTAGATTGATGATTGACAGTAGTTTTTTTATTTAATAATGAATTATTACTTATATTTTCTTTTAATGATTTCTGTAGAACATTTATAATATGGAATGGGAGATTCGTTTCAGATTGTTCTATTTTTTTATCTAACTGACTCCAATATGTTACCGAGTTATTCCTTAATAATTTATGTACTGCGGTCTTTTTACCTGTTTTCATATTAATAATGTAAATCAACATACCATTTCTACTGTAATCCTCAAAATATTGTGGAGCATCTTCCGATGCGGTACACCATTTTGTATTTGATCCATATTTTTTTGATGATTGATGTGTTAATGGTTTTAATATTAACCATTCTTCGTCTTTAAATAACACAACTATCTGACCCTCAAGTTCTTTTTCGTATTCTTTTATTTCTGCTAATGATATTGACGATTTAATCTGTGAAAAATTTTTATATGTACTTAAATCGTTTTTTGGTATTAGATTTTTTTCATTATATTCACAAAACCTTTGAAATGATTTTAAGTCATCGATACCAATCATATTTTCCATAAACGTATGATAAAACAATAAGTGATCTTCTGGAATATTTTTTATATCCTCTTCCGATATATTCAATTCATCATTTAAAAATTTTTTTATTTCTTTTATATGTTGTTTATGTTTTTTTTCATTTTTAATGATCCTCATCAACGTCTCAACATATTTTGTTTTTTTAACACAAAGAATAGATAAAAGATCAATAATATTTATAATATTTTTTTCATCATTTTTTAATTCTTTTATTCTTGACATACGTTGTTTACTATAATTATCAATTTTTGTTAATAATTGATTTTTTTTTTAATTTAAAATAACGTATGTTTGTAGTAAAATAATTAAAATATGTCAGTAGATTTCATTGATGATGGGCAACCAACAAACCAAAATAAGAAAGGTAAGAGAAATTCTAATACACCTATATTAGATAATTTCTCAAGAGATTTGATAAAATTAGCACAAGAAGGTAAAATAGACCCTATTGTTGGTAGAGATAAAGAAGTAAAAAGAATTGCACAAATTCTTTCAAGAAAGAAGAAAAATAATGTTGTTATTGTGGGTGATGCCGGTGTGGGTAAATCGGCATTGGTTGAAAAATTGGCGCTATTGATTAATAAAGGTAACTGTCCTTCAAATCTTTTAGATAAAAGAATAATGTCATTGGATTTGACATCTTTAGTTGCGGGTACCAAGTATAGGGGTCAATTTGAAGAAAGGATTAAAGCGATATTAAATGAATTACAAGAAGCACCGAATGTAATTGTTTTTATTGATGAATTACACACAATGGTCGGTGCAGGTAATGCCAGCGGATCAATGGATGCAGCCAACATATTAAAACCCGCACTTGCTCGTGGTGAAATTCAATGTATTGGTGCAACAACTTTTGATGAATACAAAAAGAACATCGAAAAAGATTCTGCGTTAGTTAGAAGATTCCAAAAAATAATCTTACCGGAACCAACAGAAAAAGAAACTGTTGAAATTTTGGAAAATCTTAAAACATCATATGAGAATTTTCATAAAGTAAAATATGAAGATGGTGTTATTGATACTATTGTTAAAGTATCAAAAAGATTTATGACTGACAGACAATTTCCTGATAAGGCAATTGATATTATGGATGAATTAGGTTCAGAAAAGAAAATATCTAATAAAATACCTGAAAGTGTTGAAAAATTAAAACAAGAAGTTGAGGAAATAAAACAAAAAAAATTAGATGTCGTTAAAACACAGAATTATGAATTGGCAGCTAAATTAAGAGATACAGAAAAAACTGTTCTATCAAAATTAGAACAAGAAAAAGAAAAATGGTTGATAAACCAACAAAATAATAAAACACCAATTAGTATTGAAGATGTTTACCAGATAATTTCAAATATTACTGGTGTACCAATTACAAAATTGGATTCAAAAGAAACAGAAAAACTTTTGAATTTAGATAAAATTTTAACATCTAAGGTTATTGGACAGAATGAGGCGATATCAATCATATCTAAATGTATCAGAAGAAATAGAGTTGGTATTAAAGATACAAATAAACCAATCGGATCATTTATATTCTTAGGATCAACTGGTGTCGGTAAAACATATCTTGCAAAATCATTGGCTGAAATATTATTTGGTGATCCCGAAAAAATGATTCGTGTGGATATGAGTGAATTTATGGAGAAACACAATGTATCTAAATTAATTGGTTCACCTCCCGGTTACGTTGGATATGATGAAGGTGGTCAATTAACAGAAAAGGTAAAAAACAATCCATTTTCAGTTATATTGTTTGATGAAATTGAAAAGGCACATAAAGATGTTTTCAATTTGTTGTTACAAATTTTAGATGAAGGACACTTAACCGATTCTTTTGGTAGAAAAGTTAACTTCACCAATACTTTGATTATTATGACATCAAATGTTGGGGCTAAAAAAGTTTCTGAATTTGGTGGGGGAGTTGGTTTTGAAACATCTTCAACAAATAAACAAAAAGAAGAAGTTAAAAAAACAATGATACAAAAATCATTGAAACAACAATTCAATCCTGAATTTTTAAATAGAATTGATGATGTAATCCTTTTCAATTCTTTAGACGAAAATGCACTAAAACAAATTATTGGTGTTGAATTAAATAAATTAAAAAATAGATTAACTGAAAAAGGATACAAAGTTAATTTTGACGAATCAGTATCACAAAAGATATATGAATTAAATCAACAAGAAGAATATGGAGCGAGACCCATAAAAAGAATAATACAAAATCTTTGTGAGGATTTCTTAAGTGAAGAAATTCTAAAAGGTACTATAAAAGAAAATGTTTTAGCAAATTTGAAAATTAAAGACGGAGAATTGGTAATTAGAAAAAAATAATTTATAAATATCTTGACTTTTTGTAAAATTATATATATTTATATTCTCGGAGGTTCTCTTTGTCGATTACCTTTTCGTTTTTTTTCATAAGTAAATGGGGTTGAACCCATTGAAAGACCTTAGTCCCGACATATCGTTGGGACTTTTTTTTATTATATTTTGTTATTAAATTTATTTTTCGTATATTTACAGGTATGAAAAAATATATGTTTATTTTGATTGTTAGTGCGATTTTCGCGTTAACATCATGTGGATCTGAGTCAACCACAACAATCGAAACTACTGACTCTACAGAAGTTTCTGTTGATACTTTAGTACCAACAGGACAAGACACTACAGTAGAAGTAAAAACTGATAGTGCTGATGTAAAATAAAATTTGGGGGGAATATAAATTCCCCCTAATTTTGTTAAACTAAAATTCCCAATTTATGGAAGAAAAAAAATATGTCGGAGATTTAATTCTTTTAAGAGGAGTACCAGGTAGTGGTAAATCTACATTAGGTAAAACAATTTTAAGATGTTTAGCTTCAGATGATCCTGACGTTATTTCTGCGGATGATTTTTTTCTTGACGAAAAGGGTAATTATATTTTTGATTCCACAAAATTAAAAGAGGCACATGCACAATCACAACAAAGATGTGCAACAAAAATGAAAAATGAATTTTCAAGAATTGTTGTCGCGAATACCTTTACACAGAAATGGGAAATGGACGCATATTACGAAATGGCGGAAAGATACAATTACAGGGTTTTTAGTGTGATTGTTGAAAATAGACACGGAAATTTAAATATTCACGATGTTCCCGAAGAAAAAGTTGAACAAATGAAAAATAGATTTGATGTTTCTCTTTAATGTTAGATATATTAGAAAAATATCACAATGATGGTCTGTTATTAAAACAGACACACCCAACATTACCTTTAACAATTTGGAATTACTCACCAAAAGTTCAATATGATAACTTATGGGATGATGTTATTATTCAATGTAGAGGATTAGTTACCGATGTTGATGGTAATATTGTTGCTCGACCTTTTCCAAAATTTTTTAATTACGAAGAATTAAAACCCGAACAGATACCAAACGAACCATTTGATGTTTTTGAAAAATTAGATGGGTCTTTAGGTATATTATTTAATTATGAAGGTCAATGGGTATTTGCAACTCGTGGATCATTTACATCCGATCAAGCAAAAAGAGGATGGGAACTTCTTCAAAAATATGACTACCAAAGATTAATTGAGGATAAAACATATCTATTTGAAATAATTTATAAAGAAAATCGTATTGTTGTTGATTATGATTATGAAGATCTAATAATGCTCGGTGTAATTGACAATATCGATGGTTACGAATATAAAATATTTGACGAAAGAATCCATCTTGAAGGTGTTAGGTTCGTTAATATGTATAGAAATCTTGGATTTAAATTTGTTAAAAAATATGATGGTATAAAAGACTATTCAACCCTAAAAGAAATAATCAAAGATAATGAAGAGGGATTCGTTATTAGATTTCAAAATGGGTTTAGAATGAAAATAAAAGGTGTAGAATATTGTCGTCTCCATAAAATCCTAACAAACATCTCAAATAGAGATATTTGGGAATCTTTAAAAAATGGAGAATCATTAGATAAAATTATTGAAAAGGTACCCGATGAATTTTATAATTGGGTAAAAGAAACAAAAAATAAATTTGAGTCAGAATTTGATAAAATAAAAAAAGAATATGAATGGATATTCAAAGTTATTATGAGATCGGAAAATTCAAATGAAAGAAAAGTATTCGCACAATTTGCAATAAAATACAAATATTCTTCAATTCTATTTTCTATGTATGATAATAAACCATATAATCAAACAATATGGAAAATCCTATATCCTGAGTATTCGAAACCTTTTAAAAAAAATGATAATGAGTAAATTAAAATTGTATTTAGACGATGTTCGTGTTCCAAAAGACAATAGTTGGATTCTTGTAAAAGACTATGGTGAATTTGTAAGTACCATATTAAAACATGGTTTAGAAAGTTTTGATACCATTTCTTTGGATCACGATTTGGGTGAGACTGCAATGGCTGAATATTTTAACAATGTTTACCCAAACTATGAACTGAACTACGATAACATAAAAGAAAAAACTGGATTGGATTGTGCGAAATGGTTGGTGAATCATTATTTGGAAAAACCAAAAGAAAATTTTACCTTTCCACTTGTTTATACTCATTCCGCAAACCCGATAGGTTCCGCAAATATTATGGGTTATATAAACAATTTTTTAAAAAACATGAGACAACCCCAAACATGTATTAGGGTACGTATTGATCACACAATAAACGAATAATGAATATATTTTTTTTAGATAAAGATCCAAAAAAATGTGCAGAATACCATTGTGATAAACATGTTGTTAAAATGATATTGGAAACCGCACAATTATTATGTTCCGCACATTGGGTAACAGGTTCACAAGCACAATACAAATTATCTCACAAAAATCACCCATGTTCAATATGGGTCAGGGAATCACTATCAAACTATTTGTACCTTTGCGAAATTGGATTGGAATTATGTTACGAATACACATATCGTTATGGTAAAAAACATAAATCACAAGAAGTAATTGAATGGTGTGTAATAAATAAAGTAAAAATTTCTGACAAAGGTATTACAGAATTACCTAAAGCAATGCCAGATAAATACAAAGTTAGTTGTCCAATACAATCATATAGAAATTATTATATTGGTGACAAAATAAATTTTGCATCTTGGAAAAATAGAGAGACACCTTTTTGGTTTTCCAATTAATTTTAAATATCTTTGAAAAAAAATTTAATGAAAACATACAGCAATGACATCGTGGTTGATTTGACTAAAAATTATCAAGATTTTCGCCATTTCTATGATGAAAATAAAAGTATAATTTATAAATCAATTATTGAGATTTTCGAAAAATTTAAAACAACCAAGAAAAAAAATCTAAAACTTCTTGTTAAAGCAACAATCATGGATTTGGAATTTGAAACCGAATTCTGTTATCGTAAAAATGAGAATTTTGTATTAATGAGGGATCTAATGCCGTATTTTGAACAAATAGAAGATTTCGAGACTTGCACGAGAATAAGAGATTTAAGTAAAGAATTAAACACCATATAATGAAAATAATCGTTGCGGGTGGTCGTGATTTTAGTGATTACGAACTACTAAAAGAAAAATTAGACGAATTGATTGGTGAAAATAAAGAGGATCTCGAAATAGTTTCAGGAATGGCTAGAGGGGCTGATACTTTAGGGGTACAATACGCGAATGAGAGAGGTTACAAAATTAAGAAGTTTCCAGCACAATGGGATAAGTACGGAAAGAGTGCGGGTTATAAAAGAAATGAAGAAATGGCGAATTATGGTAATACTTGTATTTGTTTTTGGGATGGTAATAGTAAGGGCACGAAACATATGATCGATCTATCAAATAAATATAAATTAAACACTATTGTTATTAGATATTGATCTATATTTAACAAAAAAATATTACATAAATGTCAACTAAAAAAAAGTTGACATTTTTTTTTTAATTATAAAACTTTTCAAGTATTTATTGTTGATTCCATTTTAATATATGAATAAAAATAAAGTACTTTTCATCTTAAAAAGAAAAAATAATTATGATGGAATAAAGGATTCACATGTCGGTATGAGTACCGGATTGTACAATTCGGCATCTTTTATGAACGATATGTTAAATGATTCAGGTATTGAGTCCCATATTTCAGTCGTGATTGATAATAATTGTATTGATAGGGAAGTTACAAAATACAAACCAACACATGTTATTATTGAGGCACTTTGGGTTGTACCGTCTAAATTTTATGTTCTATGTAAACTACACCCAAAGGTAAAATGGATAATTAGATTACATAGTGAAATACCATTTTTAGCAAATGAAGGTATGGCATTAGATTGGTTGGGTGATTATATATTTTATGAAAATGTTTATATTGGGACAAATGCACCCAGAGCAACGAGAGAATTGAGAGATTTCATAAAACATAAAGTGAATTGGTCAAGTAAACAGATAAATGAAAAGATAATTTATCTTCCAAATTTTTATCCTCAAGAATATAAAATAAAAAAATACGATAGAAATAAAGATACCATCGATATAGGTTGTTTTGGTGCAATTAGACCAATGAAAAACCATTTAATGCAAGCAATTGCGGCAGTTAAATTTGCTGAAAGTATAGGTAAAAAATTAAGATTTCATATAAATTCAGGTAGAGTTGAACAAAAAGGAGATGCAGTATATAATAATTTAAAAAGTTTTTTTGCACATTTATCCGATTCAGAACATCAATTAATTAACCACTCTTGGGCACCGAGAGAAGATTTTTTGGAAATATGTGGTAAAATGGATATAGGTATGCAGGTTTCATTTTCAGAAACATTTAATATTGTTGCCGCGGATTTAGTTAGTCAGGGTGTCCCTGTAATTTCCTCGGATGAACTTCCTTGGATCAACCGTATTTTTACCGCAAAACCAACAGAAACAAGAGATATATATTTAAAATTATTGTTAACACATTTATTACCAAAGGTAAATTTGATAACAAACCAATATTTATTAAGGGGTTATACCAATAAGACACGTAAAATTTGGGTAAATTATTTTAAAAAATGACAAATAAAAAAGAAAAAAACAATAAAATGAAAAACTATTCAGGAAAAAAGAAAAAAGAAATTATAGAACACAAAACAAAAGAAAAAAATAAAGATTATTCTGTTATTATTTTTGATTGGGTTGATGGTGTTTTAGTAAAAACAGAAACATTTTTTAAAACAATAGAAGAAGCAAAAGAATTTGTTGAAACTAAAACAGGAGACATAAAAATATATAACATAGACAAACAAGTAATACATTCTGAAAAAAAAGAAAAGAAATATGCTAAAATAAAAAATAAAGAAGATGACGATACTTACGCATAATTTTAATAATTAAATGTAACGTAAAAAAAAATCTCTTAAAATTTTAAGAGATTTTTTGTTTTAAGGAATATATTGTTTATCTTTGTTTTGTTCTTTGACATTTTTGGAAATAGTTGCCCCGGTGGTGGAACAGGTAGACACGCAGGACTTAAAATCCTGTGGACCGAAACGTCCGTGCGGGTTCGATTCCCGCCTGGGGCACCAATACTATCGTTCTTTGACATATAAGGAGAAACAAATTATGGAAATACTTTTCTTTATTTTAGGAATTACTTCCGTGGTGGTTATTGCGACCGCAATAGTTGCTGTGGTAAGTATTGTTAAGGTAACAAAGTTACAAACAAAAGTTAAAGATGGTTTTGATGGTGTTTATCATTCAATTGATAATACACATACTTCCATCGATAACACAAAAAGAGATACTCACGATAACATCGGAAGATTAAATGAAGAAGTTAATCGTAGAGTTGATAACCTCGAAAGAGAAACCTTCTCACAGTTAGATTCTCGATTAGATAAGTTGGAAACGAAGTTAAAAACTTACGTTCACACTAATGCAACCATGATGAAACTTGCATTAGATACACATAAAGCAACATCAAAATAAAATAAAAGTCAAAAGAACGATAGTATTAAGGTTGAACGGGGAATGAAGATTAAGACACCTGTTGGTGGTTGGTGATTATCTTCGGAGTTGGAACCAACATAGTAATGCCGTTCGTAAAAGAGGATGTCCACTCGACCATCTTCCTCTTTCCTTCTTGGTCTCATAGTTTAAGGGAAAAACGGTAGCCTTCTAAGCTTCTGATCCTAGTTCGAGTCTAGGTGAGACTACAAAGTTCCTGTAGGCCGCGGGATCGTAGTTCCTCTATTCCACTGACAAAAGTCAAGAAAAGAGCCAGATCGTAAGCTGGATGGGTTGACAACTTTCCCACTGACTCGGAAAAAAGTTGTAAATTTTAAGCGGGTCCTCGCTTCCCACGGTTTAATAGTACAAGGATAATGAAGGGAATAATACGACCCCTAAGACCTGCTTTTATTAAAAAAAATAAAATATGAATTACAAATTAAAAGAAATGCCCGAAAAAGTATATTGGGCGGAAACAAAACAATTTACAGTTGAAAATGAAAATGGTGAAACATTTGATATTCGAATTGGTGAAAGTTCAAAATTTACTGAATATTGGATTTGGAAAGATCCGGGTGGATGGGAAGAAATTGATGATGATGATCTTATGGAGTATATAAATGAACAATTTGCCGATGATGAATGGGAATTTGAACTTTCTGCACAAAAAGAAAGAGAAGAAAAAATGGATAAAATTATTGATGAATATATTAAAGAAAATGGTGATCAAATAAAAATAGATGAATTAGTGTCTAAAATAAGTAGAGAAAATCTATATCCACGAAATATCACATTTTACGAAGAGTTTTATCACAACTATCATTATGTCAATAAAAAAATAAAACAACTTAATAAATAAAAATGGAAAATTATAGAAAAGTATTAATTTTTGTGATGTGTTTTTTGGTCACATTTATCGGTGGCATTATTGTTACAGAATTATCCGCCTATCTTTTAACTTTACCAAATACAATTGCAAATATTTTTGGTTATATCATTTTAATCACTACCTTTGTATTGATCCTCTTATTAGGACATAAATTAGTAAAATCTTTAAACAAATAAAAAAAACAGTTATGATTGGAATTATCACATTTACCTTATCGGTAGTAGTATTAGGAATTTTATTCGGAGTATTTAACTTCAAAAATTATTTGTCAGAACCTGACAAGTACAATAATACAAAAATAAAAGCGAGTGCAGTTATTAAAGCGGTTGTTGTGTTTATTGTATCTATTATCTTGGCAATCATCAATCCAATTTCAGTTGAACGAATTGATGTTGGACACGTAGGATTAAAAATCAACAACACCGGAGATGAAAAAGGTATCAGTAAGACCACATATGTAACGGGTTGGGTGTTTTATAATAGTTGGTTATCTCGTATTAAGGAGTATCCCGTGACCCAACAACATGTAGATTACGAAGAAACCGCAATCATCACAAAAGGTGGGTTCCAAGCGGTAATTAAACCAAGTTTTAACTGGTCTGTGAATCCATCCAATGCCGCTGATATGTATCAAAATCTCAGACAAGATGTTGATCAGATTAAAGAAACTTGGTTGAAGAACGCTATTATAGGTGCCGTGAATGATGTTGCCAACTTATATAGTGTCGATTCAATTTTTAATCATCGAGCCGAATTTGAATCTGACATTGTAAAAGAATGTAATTTAAGGGTTAGTAAATGGTTTAACGTATCTCAATTAAGAACAAATATTGTTCCTCCAAAAGAGATCACGGAAGCCATCAACCAAAAGACCAAGGCGGTTCAAGAAGCTCAAGCGGCTATCCAACAAAAGATCGTGGCCGAAGCTCAGGCTTTAACACAGATCGCAAAGGCAAAAGGTGATAGTGCTCAAGCGGTGATTGCAGCATCCGGTAGGGCTGAAGCGGTGAGAAAAGAACAACAATACTTAACACCGATGTATATTGAGTATATTAGAGCACAAAGATGGGATGGTAAGTATCCACAAACAATGCTCGGTTCTGGTGGAAATGTGTTGTTAAATTTGAAATAGAATATTAAGTCAGGTGGCGGAATAGAATGTAATGATGATTTGGACGATTAGTCGACACGTAATCACGTGACTATTTCTATCCTTATCAGATGTTGAATCATCGAATCTTACATTCTTTGGTAGACGATAATCACGGAAACCTAATGAGGTAGAGAACGCAAGTGAGAGGTATCTGCGGATACCGTACGGGTTCGAATCCTGTCCTGACTACAATTTTGATATTTATGGGAATGTTAAGAAAAATAAAATATTGGTTTGAATACGAAGGAAGATATCTTCACAAAGATTTTATTAAAGGTGTAAAAAATCTGTGGAAATGGTTTCCAACTATTTGGAAAGATAGAGAACATGACTATCATTTTATTTTAGTTCTTCTTGAAAAGAAACTTAATTTTCAATCAAAATATATTGGTTATAAAAATAGACATTCAGAAGCAACTAGAGATTCTGAACGTATGATGACATGTGTTCGTCTTATACAAAAAATAAAAGAAGATTACTATAATACGGAATATGTGGATTATCAAAAAAGTGAATTTCATTTTGATCCCATTCCCGATAGACCTACCCACAAACAACTTCGTATTGAGGAAATTTCAGATAATTTTGATGATTATTTTAAAATATATCCTCGTATCTATAAAAAAGTTTTTAATGAACTTGATGTGGATCAAAGAAACTCAAAAAGAATTATTGCTATTCGTATGAGTTGGGAAAATCACAACAGAGCAAAAAAACTTTTATTTAAAATGATGGAAAATCATATCGAGTCTTGGTGGGATTGATTTTTTTTCTTATATTATATAAAATAAAACATAAATTATGAAATGTATCAAATCAATTAAGTCAACTAAAAACACCGAAATCGGGGTAATTAAAAGAATTGACGACAAAGAAGCAGAATCAATGGTTAAATCAGGTTATTGGAAATATGTTCCTAAATCTGAATTTAAAATTAAAAAAGTAAAAGAAGATGAAACATTAAGGGAACAATATCCCGCCAATGTTGAAGGATCAAAAGAATTTAACAAGGCAAATAAAAAAAATAATAAAAAAGTTTCGAAATAATTTTTTTATTATTTCAAATTTACATATATTTGCATATATTTATAAGACAATGACAAACTTGTTTAACATACTAACGATAGAGAATACACCAAATAATGGTGGTGGGTATGATGTGCCAGTATACAAACAAGTTCGGAGTTAAAAAAATTTATTAAAACAAAATAAACATAAACCCGAACACAAAAAGTTCGGGTTTTTTTTGTTAATAGATCTTTGAAATAATCGGGATGTAGTTCAGTCCGGTAGAATGCTTGGTTTGGGACCAAGATGTCGTAGGTTCGAATCCTGCCATCCCGACATAATGTCTTCTTAGCTCAACGGTAGAGCAATTGGCTGTTAACCAATAGGTTTTAGGTTCGAATCCTAAAGAGGACGCAATCGCCCCGATGGTGGAATTGGTAGTCACGGCAGACTTAGGATCTGTTGCCTTATGGTGTGAGAGTTCGAGTCTCTCTTGGGGTACATTAAATTGGCCGATTAGTTCAGCAGGTTAGAATGCGTGACTTGTAATCATGAGACGACAGTTCGATTCTGTCATTGGCCTCATAAGCGGATTTCGCCTAGTTGGCATGGCACCACACTTCCACTGTGGAATAGGGTCGGTTCGAGACCGTCAATCCGCTCAGAATTTTTTTTATTCAAATATATTTTGTATGTTTGAATTTGTAAGGTGTAGTTGAGCAATTGGTTGGCTCGCCGGACTGTAAATCCGGTCCCTTCGGGGCTTGTAGGTTCGAGTCCTACCTACACCACAAATTGCCGCTGTCGTCTAACGGTTAGGACGCGTCCCTTTCACGGACAAAATGCGAGTTCGATTCTCGTCGGTGGTACGATTGGTCTCATAGTTAATCGGCTATAATATTGCCCTGTCACGGCAAAGTGCCGGGTTCGATTCCCGGTGGGACCGCAAACTTCAGGAGTAATTAACCTGAAGATGGAAGGTTCGAAACTTTCGATTGGCTATGGTGTAATGGGCACACTGGTCCCGTGATTGGCTCGGTTATCGTCGAGTTTCAGTCGGGACCGGGGGATTCAGGTTCAATTCCTGATTGGTCAGCAAAATGGACCCTTAGCTCAGTAGGTTAGAGCAAATGACTCATAATCATTAGGTGCACGGTTCGAGCCCGTGAGGGTCCACATTTAGTCCTTTAGCTTAGTGGGAAAGCGGTTGTCTTACATGCAACATAGAGTGTGTTCGATTCACACAGGGACTACCCCCGATATGTATGTGTAAGCAAGAAGCATATCATCAGTTGGGATCTTACAGTCCACGAACTGGGGTCCGGTGGGAACCGGGATGAGAGTACCCGAACCTCTCAAACGCAGATATAGCACAATGGTTAGTGTTCGGCCTTGCCAAGGCTGAGATGCCAGTTCGAATCTGACTATCTGCTCAAATTGTACTGTGGTGAAATTGGCAGACACCCCCACTCGTCTCGTGGGCGTCGACAACGAAATAGGTAAATGGATAAGGGTTGACCACAAGCTAGCTAGCATATTTGTCCTTTACCGAATCGCGACATAGACGGTTCGAATCCTCTCGGTACAGCATATATTTTTGACAAATAAAAATAGTTTATGACGATCTTAATCGGCATCAATGAATTAGAAGAAGAATTTCAAATACCGTGGAAGATGGGATTAGTTAATCATTTGGTCATTGATTACGCAGACAACGCAATCTATGGTACATTTGAGAAAAAAGAAGTAATTATTTTTAGGTTCAAAAAATATGGTTGGGTTTGTGATAATAGATACAATTTATACACACTATCAAGTGGTGAGGCAGGTATCATGATTAACATGAATTCAACATAAAATATTTATTAATAACAACATGTTATGAGAAAATTTAAAACATTATTCGGAATTGAGATTGATAATCTTGCTGAATATATTAAAGAATATATTTCAACAAGAGAAAATGTGGAGATATTAGTTGGCGCCGATTCTCAAAATTATAGTAATAGAAAAACTATATATGGAGTTGTTATTGCCTTATACACAAAAGGTAAAGGTGCACATGTTTTGTGTTCAAGAGATACTGTTCCAATTGAGAGAAACACATCAACCAGATTACTTACTGAAGTTTGGAAATCAATTGAGACCGCAGAATTTTTAAAAGAAAATGGTTTACCAAAACCATTATGGATTGATATTGACTTAAATCCTGATCCGAAATTTAAATCAAATACCGTATTAAGACAAGCGGTTGGTCTTGTTGAAGGTATGGGTTATCAAGTTAGATATAAACAATTAGGTGCTATGGTAACATACGCCGCAAATCACTTAGTTAGAAATTAAATTATACTTTTCTTTGTTTTTACAATATTTATTATTATCTTTGTAAAACAAAAGATTAAAAAAATAAATTCGATGAAACAGTTCAAACATATTATGTCGTTTATTAGTTGTTCAAAATGGGCAAGTCAGCGTCATATCCGTATGTCCCGATCTGTTTGTATGAATTTGTGTTAAAATATTTTAATAAGTAATTCAAAAAAACCTCGGGACAAAATCTCGAGGTTTTTTGTTTTATGGGCTGTCATGTTCCAAGGCTGGCGAAGGACCCTTGCAAGGTCTTTGGGAGATTTCGATTATCTCACGGTCCACATAATGTTCGGGTAGATCAATTGGTGAGATCATTCGCCTGATACGCGAAAGGTTGTAGGTTCGAGTCCTACTCCGAACACGAATGGTACACAAGCTAACTTAGTAGAAGCATTGGACTGAAAATCCAAGGGACTTGGAGCGTAACCAAGGTGTACCACAAACATATTCCCTCGTAACTCAATTGGCTAGAGTACCACACTTTTAATGTGGGAGTTTCGAGTTCGAATCTCGACGGGGGAACAATGGTCGGATGGCCGAGTGGATTAGGTGGAGGTCTGCAAAACCTCTTACGTCAGTTCGATTCTGACTCCGACCTCAAATACACGGGTGTGGTGAAATTGGTTATCATTTCGGTCTCCAAAACCGACGTTTCAGATTCGAATTCTGACATCCGTGCAATGGTTCTATGGTGTAATGGATTAGCACACGAAGCTACGGACTTCGGAGTTTGGGTTCGAGTCCTAATAGAACCACATATTGTTCCGTGATGTAATGGTTAGCATACAAGAATTTGACTCTTGTAGTATAGGTTCGAGTCCTATCGGAACATCATAAAGGAGAGGTCGTATAGTGGTTTAGTACAGTAGTCTTGAAAACTACCGAGTTTAGGCTCCGTGGGTTCGAATCCCACCCTCTCCGCATATGGTGGCCTGAGATGGGTTGGTTACATCGTCAGATTGTGGCTCTGAAGAACACGGGTTCGACTCCCGTAGGTCACACCAAAAGGAGAGTAAACTACGACGGTGAGTAGACATGCCTGCTAAGCATTGTGTTCGTTAATTCGGATGAGGTTCGATCCCTCTACTCTCCGCCAAATGCCGTGGGTTAGTGGAATACGACTATCTCTCATAAGGATGGAGAACACAGTTCGAACCTGTGCTACGGTACCAAAAAAAAGTTTTAAAAAGATTTTGTATTTTAAAAAAGTATTTATATCTTTGTAAAAGTTCTTTAAACATCGTGGCGTGGAGAAGTGGTATCTCACTAGGCTCATAACCTAGGGACCGTTGGTTCGAATCCAACCGCCGCAACAAAAAAGTTTTAAAAAGATTTTGTTTTTTGAAAAACTCTTTTTATATTTGTAAAACAATTCGGTAATACACACCGAAAAAGTTCTTAAAAAAAAAGTTTGACAAAAATTTGGAAAGTTGAAAAACACTTCTTATCTTTGTAAAACAATCGGAAACGATAAAGTTCTTTGAAAATATTGGGCGGTCTATAGTCCATAAAATAAACCATGAAAGTGGTATAAAGTGGAATACCTTGGTTTTGGTATTCTGCGGCTTGGGTAACCGAGCTCGAGTAGACAAACGAGATATCGTCTGACCTTTAGTACTGAGGGTAACACTGTAGGGAAAGTGGTTGGGCGATCAAGCGATGTGGGTCGTTTGGTTGAGGTGGGAACACCAATAAGAATAACTCGTAGAATTATTGCAAGAAATGTTGTTATCCGACTTCATAATTGCGTTTTTCAATATTATGGTTGTCTTAAAACCGAAAGGTATGTTAGTGTACAGGTGGTGCTGTTATTAACCTTAACCTTAGCCTACCAAGGCATGAGTTATGAAGATGAGCAAAAATATGGAGGTGGGGACATCTCAGAGGGTAGTTTAGTATTTAGCCGTTCAAAAGATGGCTGAGCTGGTGACGAACCACTACCTTCACAATCCACAAACCAATAACTTGCATCCATTTAATTGCAAAATTAATAAATCAAGGAAAAGTGTTCGTCAGTTGTGGATGACAGGTCACTACATAGTCATGAGTTGTTCATGGCCATGAAGGGTCCCAAGCCCAACATGATTTTCACCAAAGTTCTCTAATCTCGCAAGGATTAATTGGGGTGGCAACCTCGAAGAGTGATGAGTAATGAGAGAGTGATTCACAACTTAAGGATTGGTTAATCTAATTGACCGTGACTGATTATTACTACTCAAAAGGTAGTGGATAAGGGAAGAATCAATAATGTCCCAAAGATAATCACCCGAACGTGTAATCTCAGCGTTTTATTTTCCTGATTTTTATAAAATCATGGTGGTGGAGTAATAAAAAGATTTCATGCCGCAAGGCCCCAAAGGTTAGATTTTTCTAACCTTTTTTTGTTTTTATATTTTTTTTATTTATATTATACCTATGAGATTAATTTGTATATCAGACACACATTCTTTACATGAAAGAATGACACATAAAGTTGAAAAATATATCGATCCTGATCAAGACAATATACTCATCCATGCGGGGGATTGTACTAATATGGGTAGAGAACCTGAAATTATTGAATTTGTTTATTGGTATCAAAATTTAAAAGGATTTGATACCAAGATCTTTATTGCGGGTAATCATGATTTTGGTTTTGAACATTATAATGGTCTTCGTCATAGTAATGAGGCACCTTGGTTACATCATATAATAAATGAGGAGAATTTATCTCAATCAGATGTCGTTTATCTTCATGATTCTGAATTTGTAATTGAACATCCGAAATTTTCAAGACCAATTAAATTTTATGGAAGTCCTTGGCAACCTGAATTTTATAATTGGGCATTTAATCTTCCAAGAAATGGTTGGGAGTTAGAACTTAAATGGAAAGAAATACCAGATGATACTGATATATTGATCACACACGGACCTCCACATGGTTGTAGAGATTTTACACCACAAAATTTACAAGTTGGTTGTGAATTGTTGAGATATAGATTAGATACATTAAAACCACTTGTCCATGTGTTTGGACATATTCATCATGCATATGGTGGTGCATATATTGATGATGTTTTATACATTAACGCATCAACATGTACAGAAAGATATGTCCCACGTAATAGACCTATTGTTGTTGATTTAAAAGAAGAAGATGGTAAAATAGTTACTACCTATATTGATTAAGTTTTTCATTTTTATATGATATTTATATATAAACAATATCTATGAAAAATATAATTGATTTTTTAAAAAACCTATTAACAAAAAAATCTGAAGAAGTTATTTCAGAAATAAAACAAAAGGTTGTATCTGAAATAAAGGGTGAACCTGAGAAAGTAGAAGAACCTGTTAAGGTTGAGGAACCAAAAGAAGAAATCGTCGAAGAAAAACCCAAAAAAAGAGGTAGAAAGAAAAAGGTAGATTAATAAAAAAAATAAAAGATAAATTGGGTTAAATTTTTATTTAACCCTTTTTTTGTCTATATTTGTGAAAGTTCTTTAAAATATGGGGGTGTCCAGGTATTGATTGGCGTTTATATGGTAAATGGGCACGTAGTCAGATGTCATCTATGACTTAAATCTACGGTGGTAAAAATCAAACGGCAACGTTTACAACAACATGGAAATTGCAGGTATCCTTGCAACTTCTAAAGTAGCTGCTTAATAAGTACCTACTGTCGGGTCGGTTAGGACATATAACCCAGGAACAGAAGTCCGTTATACGGGTCACAGGTCAGAGCTCGTTTAAAATAATTCTGAGACCAAGTTGTTTGTAGGTAGGTTTCTCACATATATCAAACCTAATATTTTGGAACATTGAGAACCAATGTTATACTAAACGTGTAGTCCATCTATTGTATGGCGAACAAGACAAGGGTTCGATTCCCTTCACCTCCACCAAAAATTAAACCCATCGAATTCGATGGGTTTTTTATTTATAATAACTGAGGTTTATAAACGAACAAAGAGGTCTTTAGGACCCCTTTGTCGAGATTTGGAATACCCCCTTTCGTTTTTTTCGAGTTATCATCTAATGGCGACCAAACCATTAAACTCTAATATAAATATCTAATTTAATAGTTTTGTGCTATTGTTTTCAAAAAATTTAATCCAAATTGACTATTCATATCCATTAAACCACCACCCTGTTGTTGTAGATTCTCTTGTCCATTAATCCCTAATCTATCAATTTGGACCAAATCTTCTTGACTTGTTGATTGATTAACAACTTGTGAAAATCTTGGATCGTTTGCCAATTTTTCTCTAAATTGTTCATCTTCATTGAATTTCTTTTCAAACGCATCAAAACTCGGTAATCCAAACATGGCTAAAACACCATTAGCGATTATAAATTGTTTTACCATATTTCTTCTACCACGTCTTGCAGGCATAACTACGTTCCACCAATTAGATAACCAAGTACTTGGTGCTTTTCCTGTTTTTGCAATATATTCTGCCAATTTTTCTCCTTGAAAGAAATTTTTAAAACCTGTACTAAATTTTCCACCAGCAGAGATCGTAGATCCAATCTGTTTACCTAATCCAACAGGTCTTTGTAATATTTTACCAATCGCGGTTGTGTGTTCCGCCATTGCATGTCTTAATCCACCAGCGGCTTTGGTACCAATAATTGGTACTTTTTCTAAACTTCTAATTGTGTTGGTAACAGGTGCGGAATTTATGTATTTACCTAACTCAACATATTTTTTTGCGAACGTTGGATTTTTAGCCGCAAAGGCAACTAAGTTATCTGTATTTTTCAACGCACCTCTCGCAATAGGACTTTTAAGTAGTCTAATTATTGGTTTAGCGAAAAAATCACCCACTGTCGGTATTAGTGCAATTAACATTAAACCAGCGTAAAGATATTCCTTTTTGTATATGTAACGAATAATCAATATAATGTCAGCAACCTCACCTATCACAGGTATAAAACCTGCGATCATTAATGCATTTTCTAAACCATCTTCTTTTAGTAGTTGTTTAGATTCTAAGATTTCCTTTTTTGTATAAATTCTAGACATTTCAATTTTATTTATGGATTAATTTACAAAAGGGTTGACTAATCGCCTCACCTAAACCAGTATTTCTTATCATTTCACCTGAAAGGTTACCTAATATTGATCCAGGTATACCTGAAAATCCATCATTATTTCTATTTAGACCAAATAATGTAGACACACCTGCTCTAAGTGATACCTCAACAACAGCATCCATAATATGTGGAGCATGTTTTAAACAAGTGGGACTATCTTTAAAAATTCTAATAAAATCAATTGGACTTAAATCAGCAAATGCCTGAGATAAAGTTGTTGACCAACCAGGACTAACACCCATGTATCTTAAAACCCAATTTATTGCCAATTCCTTTAAAAATGAAATACCACCTTCTTTTGCTAAATCACCAAAATCAAGTTTATCTAAACCAAGAGATGTTGGTAATGAAAATTCTTTTAATAATTGATCATTTACTTCTTTTTCAGTATATCCTTCATTTATCAATTTAATAGATGTATTAAAACATTCTTTTAAATAAATGTTAGGATCATCAATATCTCTCAAATGTGAAAAAGATTCATTAAGATTAGATTTTCTTTTTTCATTTAATTTTTTACTAACTATACTCTTAGTATCTATTACTATTTTTTTCATTTTAGAATTCTGCGTTTGAGTTAATCCATTTATATTTCATATCACCATCCCCTTTATCGACTTGTTTTGTTTCTACATATCCCTTATCTTCTAAATATTTGTTTAATATGTAGTAATCATTACCCGATAATTGTTTTCCTCTCCATACTGCGGCCAATCCTTTTTTAGGCCATCTTTTTCTTTTAATTAATTTATTACTAGCCAATAATTCCTGTAATCTGTTTTCATCATATACAGGTTTAATTGGTGTTGGAGGAGGAGGTGCAGGTGTTGGTGCAACTGTAGGTGCTGGTGTTGCAGTAGGTCCTGGTACTGGTGTGCCGGTTGGACTTGGGTTTTTACCACAAATCTCTTTTTTAACATAATCGTAAACTTCTTTAGTTATAGGATTAATTGGCATCTTCACACCTCTTTTTTCAATGATTTCCTCTCTAAGTTTCGCCATCGTTTTAGGTCCAAAATAACCTTTTTGACTTGGTAAATCTAAACATGCTTGTATTTCGGCTATTTTTTCATTTCTACATCCGAATTCAAACGGGAAATCTTTACATTCTTTATATGGTACCGGTTCTTTTGTTGGTCTAGGTTCTTTTGTTGGACCAGGTACAGGAGGTACAGGACCATCTGTTGGTTTTGGTTGACCATCCCAAGTAATTTCAACACCACCTAAATCACCGGTATTGGTACCACCTCCACCGCCTTTACCACTTTCAATTTGGTTTATTAATGAATACATCTCTTGTTTGGCTCTAACAGATGATGCGTTTACTGTGTAGATATAATCTAATGATTTTTTTAGACTACCACCACCTAAACCTGATGCTTGGTATAGTTTCAAGAATTCTTTACCATTAGCACTTCCAGCATATTTTTTAAGTAATGCTAATGCACTTTGTAAATCACTACCTGAAACAGGGAAATCCAATAAATCAATCATTGTTTCAACATCATTATCTATTGATGAAGTTGCTGCCTCATTTATATCTTCATCTATAGTTTGGATGTTACCACCTTTACATTTCCAACTACCCATGGCCCCCGTCTCTGTATTCATTACTCTACCATTTGTGAAAAATTGTACTCCTTTAGGATATTCACTTGATTTAACAATAACCCAAACTTGGCCAGTTGAACTTGTCTCTACTTTACCTTGTTGTTTATTTATTAAATCTTGAATACATGGTGCCCATTGTCCATCATTTGGTGGTGGTGTTGGTGGGAAATCTTCTGGAACAGTTTCTCCACTATCTGCCATCATCCACCATAAGGCCGCTGCAGTTAAACCACCGGCTAGACCCCATTTTAATATATCTTTCCAACTCTTTCCTTGTTTTATCCAAATAATTATTTTAATATACCAAGGTCTTGGAATTGGTGGTGGCGGTACCGGTGGTGGTTTTGGTAAAGTTATCTCTCCACCGCCAGTTTTTTTAATTCTTCTATTTATGGCTTTATCAACTGCTTTAGTTGATACCCCGCCTCCCGATTTCATTTCTCTCGCACCTTTTTGAAGTAATGCCTCCGCTTCTTTAGCGGACATTCCATATGTTTTTTGTAATGTTTCAGATGCCAATTTAAAGTTTTCAGGATTTGCTGGCATTGCACCTCCTTTAGGATAAACCTTTTTTAGAATTTCTTTAAATGTTGGTGATTCACCAATAAGACCTTTTAATTTTAGTGCAATTTCAGGAACTTTATTTGCTTGTTTAATTACAAGAAATTTCTCAGCAGTACTGAGAGCCCCTGCTTCACCCGGTGCCTTTTTCATTGCGATTAATAACTCGTCAGCGGTTTTAAATCTAGAAAGTGCGGGTATTTCATTTTTTAATGTGGAAAATAAACCTTTTTCTGATTTTAAAATACTACCGATTGCTTCAATACCTTGTTGAGCAACTTTTGTTACTTGTTCTTCAATATTTTCAGGATTTTCTTCTTCTGATACCTCGATATTGGGATCTTCATTTTCTAATTTATCATTAACTGATTCAACTAATGATATCATTTTTCTAATTAATAATGCGTCTCTATTTTCCATTTTTTTATTTTTTATTTTTATTGCATTTTATTTAATAAATTTGCCATATCATCCTCCACACCTTGTTTTATTTGTTCATCGGGTATTGCACTTGCGATTTTTGTTAAGTCTTCCTGTGATGCTACCGATCCATCTTCTCCTTTATTTTTACCGGCAAAATATTGTGCTCCCTTTTCCATACCCTTCATCGCCACAGCGGTACCCCCACCCCATGTTAAACCTTTTCTTACTGCCGTTGCGGTACTAACAGGACCTTTACCCTTTAGTGCGGCGTTTATTGGTTTTGTAAAATCTTTTTGAATGAATTTTTTACCAAGTGAGGTTAAAGTCTCGGCACCTTGAACTCCCGCCTTTTGTGCTGCAGGTGCAAAAACATTTTTCATATTTTCTAAAACTTTACCAACACCTGATTTAAATGAAGAAATCATACCTGCTGCTTTTGGTCCGAAAGCCTTAGCGATCCATTCTAATGGTTTTATTAATATATTCATTATACCACCAAGACCTTTACTTAAAACAGTAATGATTGGTTGTAAAATTTTTCCACCAACTTTCATAACACTACCACCCGCAGCTTTAAAGGCCGCTTTAAGACCTTTGGCAGCACCAGAAAAAAGAACACCCGCTAAACATACTGCGAGATCAATATAAGTCCATACACTTTTTGAATCAGTTTTACCACTTAATAATTGATAAACTTTCCAAACAAATAGAATACCCCAAACTATACCTGTGGCTAATTTACCAATACCTAATGCGGTTAATGCCACGTCCAAACCGATACCAACAGGACTCATCATGAAATGTTCTATTTTTTCCATTATCCATGGTAATCCTTTATTTAACACCCATGCACCCGCATCTTTTATACCTTGCCAAGCTTTTCCCGCAACTTCTTTTGTTTTATCCCAAAGATCACCAAAAAAACCCTCAGCAAGTGTTGGATATTTTTGAGATATTTTATTTTTTACAAATTCCCAAGAATCAGTTATAACTTGTTCAGTTGATAATGAATTGATTGATTCTATGATTAAATTTCTACCAAATTTTATTTCATATTCCATTATTATATTCATATCCGATTCCATCAAACGATATAATAATTTTCTTATATTACTAAATAACTGTGTAGATTCCATTATTGAATGTCTATAAATGAATATACTTTGATTTTTAAACATTTCACAAATAAAAAATGGATTTGGGTTATTAATATCAGTATATAACCCTGTTTCTACATCAATAATTCGATTTAAACCCGAAACATACCTACCATCTCTTGTGAATAATAAATCTTCCATGTTATATAAATATATTGATTTTACTTAAGTGGATTTCCTTTACCTCTTTTTAATATAGATCCAACAACATCACTCCATTTAGTTACACCAACTTGATTTGATGGTCCTCTAGTTACACCACTTTCCCATTTACCAACTTGTGGATATCCCGAACCCCCACCACTTGATGATGTACCCGCACTAGGTGCTGCTGCCGCATCTTGTTCACTTATCTCTTCTTCCTCCAAATCTTTAGAGAGAATTAGTTTAAGTTGTTTTTCATTTATTAAAACTTTCATCTACTATAAATACTTAAATTTTCTTGTTTTTTATACCATAAACTAAAAAATTATTCATCATATATTGTCTCATCAATTTTTGAAAACATTTTAACAAACTGTCCCGCTTTTGCATTAGCTTCATCTTCAATCTCACCACCAATATCTGGCGGCTTAACTTTTAAACGACCTTGTTCGTATTGTTTATGATGGACAAGTTCATGTGCTAAACTTCTCATTACATCAACAAGTGCCCTATTTTTAGCATTAACTTTAATTATTTTATTTTTTTTAGTGTAGTCATAGCTAGCAGTAGTCTTTAATTCTTTTCTACCATTTTGAATAGAAATAGTTGGCACTGTTTTTAAATCCAATTCCTTTTTAACGAATTTTACAAATTCTTGTAATTTCTTCTTTTTTTCGTCAGATAAAAATTCCATAAATATAAATATCACAAACTTACCCGTTCGGGTAAATCGTTTTCTTTTAAATATTCAGATAATAATTCAATTACAAATTCTTCATCAATATCTAATATATCGTGTTCAGATATTATCGTTGGACTATAATATTCTATGGAATCAAATTCAATGTCTAATACTCTATAAAAATTATCACCGTCTTCTTCGGTTGAGAATTCAACATGTAGAGTACTTTTTTCTTCTGTGTAGTAATACTCGTGTATAACCATTCTAAATATGTGGATTACGTAAACTTAATTAAAAAATAATTATGTTGATTTTTATCAAAAACCATAAATAATTGAATTATTCTAAATAATTACTAGTATGATGGATTGGTATATTATAGAATATTTGTATCCTGAATCATTTAAAAGATTCATTGACGTAACATTCCCAAATATTGGTATTGTAAGTACTAATTCTTTATCGTTTTATAAAACAAAAAATTTATACAATTTTTTTGACAAAGAAGGTTTATATTTTAATGTCGAACAATGTTGTCCAAAAAGATGGATTTATACAATATCAATAAAAAATATAATAGTGCTCGGACCAATTAATTTAAAAGAAAATACCAAAGAGGATATCGAAATAGAGGGATTTACGGAGTGTTTTAAAATACTAGATAAAATTCTAATAACCCATCAATTATAAATGTATTTATAATATGGAAATATCTATAAAATTTCTATTACAGTCTGTAAAAGTTATAACAGAAAAAAAATATCATTTAGAGGATCTATATCTTATATATGACTTTTTAATTTCTGTTAAAAAAGATGAATTAATTAAATACCTAAAATCTAATACAGTTTTGTCCTATAAGAACGATTTAGAATTATATAAGGACACAATCATTCATTTAATGAAAATTTTTGAGGATTTAGAAAACTATGAGGAATGTTTTGTATTAAAACAAAAGTATGATGAATGTGAATTTTTAATAAATGAAAAAACCTAATCAATAACGATTAGGTTTTGTATAAATTATTTACTTACACGTTTTCGCAATAAAAAATAAAAAATAAAAAATAGACCCGATATAAAATACATAATAATATTGGCTCTCCAAATGTTTCCGGTTATAGACATTAACGTATATTGTACAACATCGAACCCAAATGGGAGAAAGAACATCGCTAACATTAGAGACGTATCTTTGTATAACACCAATCTTTTTTCCTTGTTTTTTATTGTTTTTAGTCGATTCACCATCGGTATCCATGTATGAATAATTTATCTAATTATGTCTTAATGACTTTTAACTATAAATATGTCTCTATTTCTGTTTTAACTTTTTTTAACGCGGAGGCGATTACTTGGTGCATATCATAATACTTATATTCCGCCAACCTACCACCAAAAATGACATTATTTTCCATTTTTGTTAAATCTTGGTACTTGTTAAATATATTTTGATTTATTAAATCATTTATTGGGTAATATGGTTCTTCATTTTTATTCCATTCAATTGGATATTCTTTTGTTATTATTGTTTTAGAAGAAATATCATTATTAAAATGTTTGTGTTCAATAATTCTCGTAAAAGGTATTTCAATGTCTGTAAAATTTATAACTGAATGACCTTGATAATTTTCTTTGTCGAGTATTTCAGTTTCAAATCTCAATGGTCGATACTCTAAATCACCATAACAATAATTATAAAATTTGTCTACCGGTCCTGTATAAATTATTTTTCTAGATAATGAATTGAAATATTCTCTATTTTCAAAATAGTCAACATTTTTTCGTACTTCAATATTTTCTAATAATTTTTCAAATAATTCTGTATAACCGTTTTTTGGAATTCCTTGGTATGTGTCAAAAAAATAATTATTATCGTATGTGAATCTTACAGGTAATCTTTTTATGATAAAAGGTGGTAATTCTTTTGGGTTTTTCATCCATTGTTTTTCAGTGTAACCCTTAATTAATTTATCATATACATCTCTACCTACTAATGATAATGCTTGTTCTTCTAAATTATTGGGTACACCTCCATATCTTTGACTTTCTATTATTTTTATCGCTTCTTCCGGATTATTGACCCCCCACAGTTTATTAAACGTAAACATATTGAAGGGTAAAGAGTATAGTTGATCTTTATGTGACGCCAAAACATGATGTCTATAATTGTTAAACTCAACAAATTTATTTACATAATCCCAAACTTCTTTATCTGAAGTATGAAATATATGTGCACCATACTTATGTACATTAATTTCTAAATTTTTTTCAGTATAACAATTACCACCAATATGATCTCTTTTTTCTATAACCAATACTTTTTTTCCGACATTGGTTAATTCTCTGGCAAAAATAGATCCAAAGAGACCCGATCCAACTATTAAATAATCATACATCATTAATTCTTTTTACCGGCCTGTTGTATGCATTTACGAATATATTATCATAACCAAGAAATCCACCAATATTATCACTAACACTATCTATTTGAGAAATTAACAATGGATATCCACCATATTTAATAAAATTATTTTGATAAATCCACGCGTCTATTGGGACATCAACTTCTGGGTCGTATTTTAACATTTTTTCATATGCCTGTTTATTGACAGCATATGCGTGAACACAATAACATCCATGGATATACATTAAATTATCATCAATTAAGTTTATTGGGTTATCAAAAATATTTGCACTAAAATAATAAACATCCCAATTATCTATTTTCGAAAGACTATCTAATGATTTTTCTATAAGTTCCTCCGCACCTTCTTTGAAAAAAACATCATCCTCAAAAATTAAAATATTTTCTAAATCATTATTGTAGGCATATTCAATAATATTTCTGTGTGATTTACCGCTGGCAATTACACAATTTTGAGGTGTTTTAATATCCGCCTTTATTGCTGAATATCTTTTTACAAATTTATCTAAATCAACTCTCGATAGTTCTCGTTTCATGTGATCTTGTCTATCAACTCTATCGTCTAAATTTATATAAAAAGCGTCTTTAAAAAATTCTTGTATTTTCATTTTTTTTTAAATTTTAAAATATGATGGTCTTTTCCATTCTAAATCTTCAGAGTATGGCCAAATTAATAGTTGTGTTGGTATTTGCCTATTTTTGGATCTATAAAATTTAAATGTACGAGAATTTATTTTACCATCGATTATATCTTTATTTTCGTTATAAGTTAAATCTTCTCTATGTATTGCAATACCCCCCTGATCTAACACAATCATCGCCCAAAATCTAACATTATTTATTTTTTCAATTTTATCATAATCCCAAGAAATTGTGTCATTGAAATAAACTTGTTCATTGTCCCAACCTTCTTCAGAATTTGAACATGGAGGTTCGATACCCTTCTCAGTATCTTTATGTACAATACATTTAACAAAATCGATTCCAGAATAATCGGTATACTCTTGTAATGTTCTTTCTTTACCTAAACCATACATACCTAAACCAAACAAATCATTTCTACCAAGTAAACAATCTAATCTATCATGTGCAACTTTATTTAAATTCCCCCAATTATTATGGTCACCCCAATGTTTAGGGTTATCTAACCTTTGATAAAAATGATGTACAATTGTTCTATGAGAATTATATATATTATAACCGTGTGTGAAATACCTAATCGCCATGGCCGCTTCCTCACCCGAAAAATAAAAATCAGGATCGTATGGTACTTCTCTGTTTATTTGACCAGGACCAAAGATAAAACCTGCAGATATATAAACACCTTTGACAGGAAAATTCTTAGATTGCCAATCTTCCATATTCATTGGTCTACTCATCGGATACTTATGATCGAACCTATAAACATTACATATTTGTGGTACGTTATACCATTTACTTTCATCCATTTCTGGATTATAGTTTGGGGGGTATCCAGTAATGATTGCTTTTTCGTCATTTAGTGACTCCCAAATGTTTATCAACTTTTCATCCCAATTTTCAACAAATCTCATATGTGAATCTATCTGAAGTGAAAATTTCTCATCTTTCCACAACATTTGTGTTATATTTCTGGCCCAACACGCTCCTTTTGATTCTTTGTAATCAAAATCAATTATTTCTATATTTTCATTATTTTTTATTTCATCTAAATTATCCCATATATCATCTTTTGAATGTTGCCAACATATAACAAACCTCAAATTCTCGGGAAATTTAGATCTACTAATCGCATGTTTTATTGTTGGCAATAACTCTTTATCTCTATACGATGCGATTTGAACAAAAATTTTATTATTACTCATATGTCTTAAACATAAATAAAAATTGTTAAAAAGTAAAACACTATTATTTTTTTTTTCTATTTAATTTTTTTATTTTTATCTAAAATAATTACAAATGAATAAAGTTTATCAACCAGTCGTATTAGAAAGATCAAATGAAATTGTTCAAAGTTTGGTCGAATCTGGATTTTTTAAAGATTATGAATTACCAAGTACCGATTTTGCTAAAGAATATCTGTGTGAAAAATTGACAGAAAAGTTCATAGAAAATGGTTCAGATATAAATGATACGATTTTCACTGAAAACGAATTTGAGAATATTTTAAGAGTAATTGTAACTGGATCAATTTTAGGTGAATTAAAGAGAAAAGGATATATAAATTCTTATGAAGATGAAAATACGGAAGAAACTTTTTTTCTAACCGAAGATGGTAAAGAAATGTTAAAAAACCTAAAAAGTACAGATGATAAAACTAAAGAATAGTTATTTCTTTTTTTCATCAACTTGTTGACTAAGACTGTTCTTTTTATGTTGTCTTATTTTTTCTTTTAATTGCGATAAAATTTTTTGTGTGTTAGATAAATTTGTGGAAATAGTTGAAACTCTACCATTAGATAATGTTTTTAAACCTTCAGGAATACTATCCTCTAATTTTCTAAATTCCTTTATTGTTTCAGATAATGAGTTTTGTAACTCCTCAATTTTATATTGCACTCTATTATATTCCTGTCTATTAACTTTGGACGTTTCCTCATTTAATAGGTCATTTAACACTTTTTTTACCGTTTCTTCTGATATTAATCTACCTTCCATAATATTATAAATACTTTTTAATCACCAATTTTTTTTATTAAAGAAAATTTCTTAAATTTAAAATACAAAAATAAATACAAATGAGAAATGTTGAATTTACATTATTTGATTTTGATGATCTACTAATTGAACCTGCACATATTTCACCAATCAGGTCCAGAAAAGAAATTAACCCAAAGTATGATAATGGTTACTATCCATTGATGACCGCTCCGATGGATACGGTCATTTCCAAAGATAATCACAAACTTTTTGGTAATTTGGGTATTAGATCTGTAGTCCCAAGAGGTGAGGGTTATTATGATCAAAATTATAATGACACACACTTTAATTCATATGGATTAGATGAATTTAATGAAATTTTCATAAATGGTGATGTGGAAATTCTAACAGATTCCAAAATTTATGTGTTAATTGATATTGCAAATGGCCATATGAGGGCGTTATACGATTCCGCTAAGACCGCAAAGGAAAAATATGGTGATAAAATGGTCTTAATGATTGGGAATGTTGCAAACCCCAAGACTTTTGCGGAATATTGTTCAATAGGTGTCGATTATATTAGAATTGGTATAGGTAATGGTGGTGGTTGTTTAACAACTGTTCAGACTGGTGTTGGATTCCCAATGGCATCACTAATTGAAGAGTGTTATGATGTTAAAAAATATATGGAATTTCCAAATATTAAGATAGTTGCGGATGGAGGATTCAAATCATATTCTGACATCATAAAGGCACTCGCGTTAGGTGCGGATTATGTTATGTTAGGATCAATATTAAACAAATCTCTCGAAAGTTCGGGTGAAACAACTAGATTACGACAATCACATAAACCACATTTTGATCAACACATAGTGATAGACCAATATTCCGAAGAAGCTAAAAAAATGTTTGAGGCAGGTACACCATTATTCAAAACATTTAGAGGAATGAGCACAAAAGAAGTACAAAAATCGTGGGGAAAAGAAGAATTAAAGACATCTGAAGGTGTTGTTAGAACACATAAGGTTGAATACACATTAGAAGGGTGGATTAATAATTTTGATTCATATTTGAGATCTGCGATGAGTTATACAGGAAAAAAAGAACTCCACGAATTTATCGGTGGAGTTCAGTTGAATTTCATAAGTCAAAATTCCTATAAGAGATTTAGTAAATAATTATACTCTGAATTCTCTATCTTCAGAACTTGATAATTCTTTATCTCTCTTCATACCTTCTTTGATATAACTTCTAATAAGTCTTGAAACGGTTACCTTTTTCTTATCCGCAACTTTTTCAATCTCCTTATAATAAGCGGGAACAACTCTAAATGACAACATTTGAATGAGTTGTTTGTGCTTTGGTAAACTAGAACCTTCAGGTTGTTTTTCTTCTTTTGATGCTTTTGATGCCATTATACACTTTTTTTATAAATATTTGGTTTTTCGGTAATTTTTAATTATTTTAATAAAAACAACATATATATGTCAGAAGAAAAATCTACAGTAAATCCCGCAATTAAGGAAATCGAGGAAAAATACCCCGAAATGACTAAAGAATTCAAAAGAATTATGAGAGAACAATATGAAATGTTCTGTAAAAAACAATTAACTTACGGTACAGGAAATATTTCCGTGGGAACGAGGTTGGAAACACCCGAAGAAGTTAAATTATCCCAAACAGGTCTTTGGTTTAGAAAAATGGACAAAATAAACAGATTAAAACAGTTAGTTTTGTTGAATAAAGAGGATGTAGTTAGTGAAACCGTAGAAGATACGTATTCAGACCTATCGGTTTACTCAATTATCTCACAAATCGTTAGTAGGGGTAAATGGGGAAAATAAAAGGGATATATATATCCCTTTTTTTTATTTAAAAATATTTATAATAAACGAAAAGATATGACAGTCAATGTGAATCACCCAACTTTTATTGCATTTTTAGAACAAGTAACTAATAAGATCCTATCTTCCACACAGGTTGAAAATTACTTTAAATTAACACCAGAAAAAAAATTACGTGTTCAATATATGGTGTTTAAATTAATGAAAAATTCAACAAAAATGAGAGGAAAATTTAATGATTCTGAATTAAAAAGTTTTGTAATGATTTTATGTAAAAAAAATGAAGATGATGAGAATTATGAATTTTCTGCAATATTGAATGACATACATAATAATTTTGATAAGATAAATGATGTTACAAAAATAAAAACTAAAACCAATAAACCAATAAAAGTAGAAACAAAGTAACTATGAAAAACAAAACTGCGGATTTTGATGCAAAGAAAAAGTGTGCGGTTTTAGCAATGAAATGGTGTAAAACAAATTTGGGTGTCAATAAAAAGAAAAAAAATAAAATAAAGATATCTATTAGAGTTAGACCCAAAAAAGAAGGAAATTATTTCTTCTATGGTGACTTTAATTCAAAAGAGAATAAAATTATAGTATATGGTGCAAACGAACAAAGCTTAGACGATATTGTTTCAACCGTTATACACGAATATACACATTATCTACAGTCAACTAAAAAATATTGGGAATATTTTGAAACACATTATTACTCAACACACCCTTACGAAAGACAGGCAAAAAGGAATGAAATAAAGTATACATCAGAATGTTTAAAAGAGATAAAGAAATTAATTTAATATCTCTAGTTCGGGTATTTCTCTTAAAAACAATAAAAGATCATCCTCATTATGTCTGTGTTTTACCACTAAATCACAATTCCAATAATTTTTAATATCTTGGACAAATCCTTCCTTAATTCTATCATTTTTTACCTTTCTATAGATCCAATATAATCTATTTTGGTAATTTACAAATTCTTTAGGATACATTGTTATTAATTATATAATTAAAAATATCCACATGTGTCGTATCATTGACTTCAAATTCAACAAATGGGATATTATAGGTTATTAGTTTATTTTTGATGTCCCCATCAATTTCTTTTGCCTCTTCTAATTTTTGAAATCTACCATTTTCATCATACGAACTATCGTTTCTCGTTAGTAATATATTAAAATTCCTATATTTTTTAAATAATTGTAATATAAAAAAATCAAAAGAATTATCATAAAACATTGCAGGATATTCTGGTTCAGTGTTATATCTTTCTTTGTAGACCATACCCAAAATTATTGGAGAATCTACTATAATATATTTGACTTTATTATATAACCTACTTATGTTTCTATGTTGATTTGCGGTAATGTAGAATTGATCTTTAATTGCCGAATAATTCTCTTCCCAAGAGACTATTTTAGGAAATTCATAAGTTAACTCAACATCCATGTGTTGTTTTTTCATTTCAGTAAATAAACCTGCCGATTGTGTTGATTTACCTATACCAGGACCACCAAAAAAATTTATTATTAAACTCATAAGATAATATAACAAATTAGACACAAATTACCAAATGAAAATTAGACATTTATATATTTGTTTATATTTATTGGAATAAATGTTAATCACACCCTGAAATAAAGAAATATGGACACAAATATTAGTATGTTAGGTGCAATAATAGTTGCGGTAATTTCAACAATAATAGGACCAACTATTATGGAATATGTTAAACAAAAGTTTAGAAAGAAAAAAGGTGATTTAATAAAAAAAGATTTAGAAAAAAATGTAATTGTTGATCAAGAATTGAGATCCATATCTGAGGTATTAGATGCCGATAGAGTTTGGATAACACAATTCCATAACGGAGGTCATTTTTTACTTTCAAATAAATCTATTCAAAAATTTTCAATAACATATGAAATAACAAAAATTGGTGTTAGTCCAGCGAGTCAAGTTTTTAAAGATATTCCCATATCTTTATATTCAAGAGCAATGAATAAAATTTTAGAAGATGGTTACATTTATGTTTCCGATTTTGATAATCCTTGTATAGAATCATATTGTTTAAAAAGTGCGGCATATGCCACCGGAACTAAGTCCAGTTATATTGTGGCATTAAATGATATTGTGACCGACAGGTGTATCGGTACAATTGGTGTTGAATATTGTAATAAAAAAGAGTTGCACCAAGACGAAATTGAATTTATAACAGAAAAAAGTAATAGAATTGCGGGATATCTATCAGTATTTTTAAAAGAGAAATAAATATCTTTTTAATTTAAAAAGATATTTATCAATATATTTATGTTTTTATGAAAATAAAAAATTTGATTTATGATTTATTGTTAGAGGAAGTTAAAAACAAAAAACTTCTTGACTATCTCTCAAACAAATGGTTTGGTGAAAATCCAACACAGGAACAAAGAATAGAATCTGAAAAACTATATACTGAATTCCAAAAAATACAAAACGGTCTGTCAACAAAAAGACCTCAAGTAATTTCATTTTTAACTCGTTTTGATGGTAATCACGGTTTTAGTGTGTTTGATCCAAATAATCTTAGAGATATTACAAAATATACGTTACAACAAATAAGATCATTAGTTGACGAATATAGAGATGATGATTTGGATCTTGGAGGAGATGTTTTTTCTGGTAAAGACACAAAACCAACGACCGAAAGATTAGATGCTTCTAAATCACTATGGGAAGGAGATCAAAATTTAATAATAAATGAAGGCGGTCTTAGGGTTTATGACATTAAAGATCAAAAAATGTCAGTTAAGTATGGTTATTATGTTGAAAATGTAAATAAAGACCAAGGTGGTACCATGCCGTGGTGTGTGACATGGAGACCTGATCAACCAAATAGAACAAATATGTGGGGTCATTACAGAAGTCAAGGAAGAAGTTTTTATTTTGTTATTGATACCAACAAAAACCCTAAAAAAGACAGATATTATTTAGGTGCATTACAAAGAGTAAAAAGTAACACAACTGGTTTTATTTTAACATCTGTTTTAAATGATGGTGATAATACAATGTCTTGGGATCAAATAATTGGAATATATCCACAATTAAAAAATTATAAAGAATTATTCATAGAAAAACCATATAGTCAAGATGAATTGGAGGAAAAAAATATTGTAGGTCAAATTACAGAAAGACCAGGTAGTCAATATGAATTTAGAAGAATGGATAGACAACTTAAAAAGGCATATATCAATAATCTAGGTACTTTAACTTTACCTGAATCTTGGCAATCAATGGACGAAAAACTAAGAGCACTTTATATTACAACAACTAGAGAAAATGATATAACCAATAAATTTAGTAATTTATCATTTGTAAATGAAATAAAAAAAGTTGGTAACGAATACACTTTACTTAAAAATAGATTAATTGCCCTTAAAAAGAGTCCCGGTTTCATTATTGAACATTTAATGAAAAATGAATTTGATATCGTTATGAGAAATGTTGCTAATGATAATATCAAATTATTACAAAGTAAAAACACAAGAAAATATGGTTTATTCGATTCGTTAAAAAACGATTGGGTAAAATTAAATGGTGTTGAATATTTTGTTAATTATCAAAAAATAGATCATAAAATAGTTGAGGACGATAATGGAACCGAATATTTCCTTCATGTATTTTCAACATCACCAGAACCAAATCAACAATCATTTTATTGTTTATATGATTCAAATAGTGAAGTATCTAGTGGACAAATACAAGATTCTTATTTTGTATCTAAAAATAAATGGGACGATTTAATCAAATCAGAGAAAATAATCGATGATGAAATGATGGCAACATCTAAAGATGTTGATTTGGGTACAGATTCCGACATAAAAGAAATGTTTAAATAATAAAAAAGGGAGGTTAACCTCCCTTTTTTATTTAAGTAAACTATAGTACTCTTTAAAGTGTTTAATTCTATCAGGTAATCCAATAGTTCCACCATTTACTCTTTTCGTAATTGAAGTAACATCAACATCAGTAGCACCTTTATCGGCTAATGTGTTTAATCCATTTTTACCCCAAAACCAAGCCGCAGATAGTAATGGATATTTTGTCGCAACTAAATCAGGATTTTCTAAAATGTTTTCAGTAACAACTTTATCAAATTCAGTATAATTTGCTTTACCGGTTAATTGGATATAACCTCTGCCGCGAAATTTATAACCTTCTTTTGTTGGTTCAGCACCATTACCCATTCTTCCACCATAAACTCTCGATGCAATTAGTTCAGGTTTTCTTTCATACTGTTCTGCAAGTGCCTGAGTTGGGAAATACTTTTTAAACGTAGTTAATAAACCTTTTGCCCCGTAATTAAGGTTCTCGTTTACAAACTTAAATCCACCACTTTCATGTCCACACTGAGCAAGAAAATGAGATAATCTCAAGGGTGTGTTTATGTTAAATTTAGCCATAACATCGGGAATTTGTCCGATCACTGTGTCAGGAACATGTCCTTTTAATTTGTTTAAATCCATTGTTTTTTGTTTTTATTTATTGTTTATTATTCTACTGTTTCTTCATTTGTTTCTTCTGCCGGTTTACCATGTTTCATAACGATAAATTTATCAACTGAGGCAATACCAAATGACCCCAATGTCATAATTAGGAACGAATTAAAGATGAAGTCTGTAACTAATAATTCTTTACCTAAAGAACCTGTTACGATGTCTGCAACGGCAAATATTACCATTACAACAAAAGATGCAAAACCAACAACCGATTTTTCATTTATATCGTTGTTGTCACTAAATAAATTTTTAAAAAATTTTTTCATAGGATACGGATTTTATTTTTATTATTGACTTATACCAGTTATAAAGATGGTTAACCAAACAACAAGTGCCGATACCACACCAATCGTTACTCTTTGTTTTACTTTTTTATCCTCAAATTCCATCTTTTTATATTTTTCAATTTCTTTAACGTAAACGTCATTTAATAATAAAGTTCTTTTTAAGGAATCTTGTGTTTTTGATAAATTTTTATTTGTATTAATTAATGATTCACTTGTTAATCTCAAATTTTCTTTATTTTGAAATAAAGAAACATTTATTAATTTAATACTATCTTTTAATAATAAAAATTTATTATCAATTGCTTTGGCTTGAGGTACGGTCATTATAACAACTTCCTCACCTTTAATAATCTTCGTAGTCGGATATTGTGCGAATGATATATGGCTCACCACGATCATTGTCAATATCATAAAGTATTTTTTTAAGTTCATTATTTTCTTCTTTTAATTGTTTTATTTCATTTTCCATTTTTTGAATCTTTTTTACAGTTTTTTCTACTTTTCCTGTAATTGCAGAATCAGATTTGGAAGAGGCTTCTTGTGCTACTTCTGAATTTAATTTACTTTGTTGTATCAGAGAATCTATGGTAGAAGTTGTATTGTCAACCTTTTCCATTTTAATGGTTTTTGAGTTACAAGAAAGTAATAAAATACAGAAAAATAATAGTTTTTTCATGATTACTTAATTTTTCCTAATTCTTGTAATACCGCAATTTTAGATGCCGCTGCGGACAATGTACTATCGGATCTACGAAGAGCTTCAGTTAATTGATCAACTTTTCCTTCTAATTTTGTTATTTTTTCGTTCATTGTTTTTTGTGTATTTGAGTTAGTCATCTTTATATCAACATAAAGATAACCTACAGCAATTATACAAATGAACATTAAACCTTTAACAGGTTCTTTAGCGAATTCTTTGAAAGAGATTGGTGGTTTTACTGTACCAGCAACTGTTTCTACTGCGGATTTAGCCTTAGCCATTTAAATAGGATTTTGGATATATTATTATAACTATAAATATTGACATTTTTTAAAAATTCATATATATTTATTGTAGACCTTGTGATTGAATCGGAAGTGTTTAAGTAACATTTGAGTTGGAATTGATACCAACGAATTCGGGTTCAAATACAAAAAAATATAAGGAAAATGAGAAGAAGAATTTCACTTCAAAGTGGTCTTGCTGTACCACAATCTTTTATTACCAAGGGTAAAC